TTAGTTAAGGAGTTAATCAAACAGAATGGTGAACTTGTTAAGACGATAAATGAGATAGTTCCTAAAATTGGGAATACAAATATTACAAATAATAATAATAATAATAACTTTAATTTGAATGTATTTCTTAACGAACAGTGCAAAGATGCATTAAACATATCAGATTTTATAGATTCGCTAAAAATAACATTGGAAGATTTACTATTTTCAAAAACAAACGGTATTTCTCGCGGTATTACAGATGTTATGATAAAAGGGCTCAAAGAGTTGGACATTCACAAGCGTCCAATTCATTGTACAGATATAAAACGCGACATAATGTATATTAAAAACGAAGACAATTGGTCGAAAGACGATAATCACGACATTATGAAAAATACGATTGTAAAAATAGCTGATAAGGAGCGAACGGCATTACAACAATGGGCAATAGATAATCCAGATTGGATAGAAACAGAAAGAAAGCAACTTGAGTATTTAACAATGATGCGCTCAATATGTGAACCGATTGAAAACTATAATAACTATGAACGAAAAATAATAAAAATTCTAAGTAAAGAAATACAATTAGATAAAAAAAATCAATAATGTGTATGTGAGTATGTGGATTATTTGTTTGTTATTTTTATGTAACAAACAAATATTAGTTTCGAATTAAATTAACAATATTTACACACGTTTATGGTCGATATGTGCTTTTAGTACATCAGCGGCACACTGTGTATTGGGAGTAGAAAGCTTAGCATTATTCTTTTTGCTTTGTGATTCGAATGCTCCCGCGATTCGCACCATTAGAGTATCAAAAGATTTTTCGTCTTCTTTTGACCACTTCATATTCTTTTTAAGATTTTTAGCGATTTCGATAATATCGGAATACTCTTTCCACAATGTATTGCTTTCTTTTATGGAAGATTTGTAGTTAGAACTCATAAAGCCTAGCTTCTTAAGTTCTTCTTCATATTTTTCGGTATCAGTGGAAACCTGTTTATTATACTTGTCATAGTGGTCGAGGAACGCTTTAGCTAATAGAGTAGCCGATTTATCCGTCGAAGCTTTAACATCATCCAGTATTGAAAGCAGGCCTTTTTTATCTTCACCGTCAACTATAGTGGCGTGAATATCATTTTTAATACCACCTACATGAGATTTAATATTATCAAGAGAGTATAAGAATTTCGGTTTAAATTTTTTAAGTCGCGCCAAGTATTCGGATTCTTGCGCAAGAACACTATGGTGCTTATACAAACTAATATTTAACACATTTATTTGTTCGAGTATTTTTTCTGAATTTTTAAAAACAAACGAATAACTCTTATAACTTTCGGATGATTTAAGTTCTGTGTCTTTTAATATCTTTTCATCTTTATCGGCTTCTTCTTTTTGTTTATGCTTGATATCATCAATCATTTTTTTGAATTTTGAATATAGTTCGCTCATTTTAGATTTAGTAGTGTCGGATATTTCAGCAACTTGTTTCTCAATGGTTTTAGTTGACGTATGTGGTAATACTTCAGGCTTGCATACCTCGTGGTGTTCGCGACGATGATGACTGTGGCTACTAGAGCTAGAGCTCGATTTAGAACCAGAGCTAGAACTAGAGCTAGCGGAACCAACAACAACAACGGTGGAAGGCGTTGATTTGGTCGAAGCAACAACGACAGGTGGAGGAATGGGAGCGGGAGCAGGAGCGGGAGCAGGGATTACCTTGCGCGTCTGAACACCACCCTCGCAATCTTTGGTGAAGTAGCATTCGGCTCCGTGAGGCTTCCACGAAAGCTGCCATTTAGAAATAGGAGAATCAGGGCCATTATAACCCGACATTTCCCAGTTCTTAGCACCATAGTTTACATTCATTATTTCTCCATTAGGGTTCATAAAGTCAGCGCTATTTTTTGCACCATCTGCATTCCCGCAAATACCCTGCATTTTTCCAAAAAAGGAAGTAGGAACATTTGTTTCGAGAACACCACAATAACCTCCCGAAACCATAACAGAGAAACCATTAGGTGTAGTAATTTTCAAACCAGCGGGCTGCATAGTAGCACCCTTCCATTCAACCACTTGTTTTCCGTAACGAATTTGGACACCACCGAAAGTAAGCGTCAGGTCTTCAGGGAGATCCATTTCCTTACCATTGACGCTGACTTTTGCAAAGTTTGCGACATCAACTTCGATATTCATTTGTTTATAGTGAACAACCGCACCACTCATACAAGAAGGTACACCGGGTTTATCTGCACCATTTTTACGCATTTTTTCCTGAATCTCGAACACATTGTCGGGGGTACGAGCAACAGTATAAATACCTGGTTCTTGTATATGAAACAAAACACCGTCGTAGTTGGTAACGTGGGGATCGCCCGCTGCTACGCAAAAACGTTTGTTTGGATTTTCTGCTTCTTTGGAGAGAAACTCCTCGGCGGCAATAGCACTCTCTTTTGCGATAGACTTGCTTTTGGTAACGCGCATATCTTCAATGCACCCATTGTAAATATCTCGTTTGTTCTCGATACCAAGTGACTGACAAAATTTAATAGCTTCCTGACCTTCGGATGTTACAACCCATGAAGCGAAAGCATCCTCAAATTTCTTAGCAAGTTCTTTGGTTTTTTTTGATAACTTAGAATCAACAGAAGAATACTTGTTAACAACGGGAGATTGAGCGGTGGTTGATAATTTAATATCAGATTTCGAGATGGACTTGGAAGAAGCTGCAGACTTGGACTTGGACTTGGAAGAAGCTGCAGACTTGGACTTGGACTTGGAAGAAGCTGCAGACTTGGACTTGGACTTGGAAGAAGCTGCAGACTCGGACTTGGACTTGGACTTGGAAGCAGCCTTTGGAGCAGTAGGAGGAGCAGCCTTTGGAGCAGGAGGAGGAGCAGCCTTTGGAGCAGGAGGAGGAGCAGCCTTTGGAGCAGGAGGAGGAGCAGCCTTTGGAGCAGGAGCAGGAGCAGGAGGCGCGGAAGCAGCTTTTGAATGTTTTAGTAGTCGTCTTGAACCATTATTGTTTTGAACACCCTCATTGCCTTCGACAATATCATCGTTATCAAGGTTCATGTTATCATCATAATTTTCATCCACAACCGTTTCCGCGGCTGCATCAGCATCTTCATATTCATAAGCATCTTCATTATCAAATAACTTTCTACTTTCAACAATAGCTAAATGAGGGCGATATTTAGTATTAATATCATTCGTAAAATTTTTATTAATAGTAAAGTTTTCGGGAAGTACAGCGTTATAAACACTGGACCGCGTTTCATTCCCACTGTGCGGTACTAGCATAATAGCTGAAGCGAAGGACAAACTTGCAAACAGCAGAAAAGCTTTCATCGTAGATACCATTATAATAGTATACAATATTATATCTTTATGTTTTTTAATATATTATTTAAGGAAGTAAATAATATATTATTATTATAATATTATATAATATTATATACTATACGTACAATTAAATATTATGAAGATAAGTAGCAAAAAAAAATATTTAAAAAGGAATACGGTAAAAAGGAATACAGTAAAAAGAAAACTAAAAAGTAGAAAAAACATAAAAAACATAAAAAATATAAAAAATATAAAGTTCAATAAATATGAAAAAGATAAAATATACAAAAATTTCAAGTTGATTAAAATGCCTTATATAGATACTGAGTTAATAGAGTCGAAATTTCTTTTTTCTCCTCTTAAAAATATAGAAACAAATAAAGAGAGTATAGACAATGAGGTAAGTTTAAAAGAAGAACTTTTAAATATAGAAAATATAGAAAAGGAAAATAAACTTAGTCCTAAAAAAGATTTTTATACTTATGTGAATTATGCCTGGATGAAACAACAATCTATCGTAATGGACTATAAAAATTACTACTTTGTAAAGTTAGATAATTTCAGGTTTGTTCAAAATACAGTAAACTATCGTATAGTTAATTTAGCACACGAATATTGTAAAAATAATAATACAGCTCTTTCTAAAAAAGTTAAAAATGTAATAGACTCTATGACGTATAAAAATCTTAAATTTGATAAGTTAAAAAAATATATAAACAACATGAAAAATGAATATGAGAAATATTTACATAAAGACGACTTAATCGGGTACTTGGCTTCTGTAAATAGGTGCGAAATAATATCATGGGGGTGTCCTATATCATGGGATATAACACAAGATGAAAAAGATGCTGTAAATTTGCGAACTCATATACAGTCGCCAAACCTGTCATTTTATGATTATGATTTGTATATTACAGGAAAGGATAATAATAAATACACGAAGCAGTTTAAAGAGAATTTTGCAGATAAGTTTTGCGAGTTTGTTATGGGGTTATATGATAAAATGTTGGGAGAAGGTCACGGGTTGAATCCGAGACATGTAATAGAGTGTGAAATAGATATGTTAAATTCTATGAACTGTAATTTGAGCGGGGACTCTGAAGAATTTTATAATATAGTTACAGCAGAAGAAAGTAGAAAAAAATATCAATTTGATTGGAAAAAATTCGCAGAGGGAGTTGGTTATAAAGAGATACCCAACACATATATAACTGGAAGTATTAGTTATTTGAGTTGCATAATGAAGAAGTTGCACGCTGAATGGAAAACACCTAAATGGAAGGCGTATTGGTATTATATGTATTTAAGGCAGTTGTGTATGTATTCGAACGAAACAAACAGGCTAAGGTTTAATTTTTTTAATAAATTTTCAAAGGGCGAACAAGCAATGTTACCGAATGAATTATTTCCAATGTTTGCGTTATCTTATTGTTTTAATACGCTGTTGTCGAGACTATATGTCGAAAAATATGTACATCCTCAGGCGGAATATTTAGCAAATACGATTGGTAATGATATGAGGAAAGTATTTATAAGAACAATAAAAGAAAATATGTGGTTGCAACCAGAGACTAAACTGGAAGCTATAAAAAAATTAGAATGCATATCGATTGAGACGGTATACCCAAAATATATGATAGAAGATTTAGTTGCGGATTTACCCATAATGGACCCGTATGGAATAATGTATGCTCAGTCGCAAGTAAAACGCGAATATTTAATCGCTCATCATGGACAGCATTATGCTGAACTTCCCGAAATAAATTTTAGCGTCAATGGCGGTTTAGCATTATCAGGCACGCAGCCTTATATAGTAAATGCGTTTTATAATGCAACAAAAAATAATATATATGTTCCTGCTGCAACATTACAGGAACCATTCATAACTCTTAACTTAAAAGGGCTTGAGTATAATTTAGCACATATTGGATTTACATTTGGTCATGAGTTGTCGCATTGTTTAGATAATTCAGGTAGATTATTTGACCATAAAGGTAATATGAGAAATTGGTGGACACCCGAAGATGCGAAGATATTTGAAAGTAAAGTAAAGGATGTTATTAAGCAGTATGAGTTATTTGCTTCATGGGATGGTATAAAGATGGATGCGTCTACAATGGTAGGTGAAAGTATGGCGGATATATCAGGTACAGAAATATGTGTAAATTATTTGAATGATTATTTAATTACTACCGGTGCGCCAAAAAAAGTAAAAGAAATATCACTTAAGGATTTTTTTATATATGTAGCGTTTCAATGGAGAGAAGCCATATATAAACAGTCTGTAAACTTTAATATTAAAACAAATCCACATCCTTTAGTAAAATATAGAACAAACTGTCCAATGTCTCGTTTAATGATATTTAAGAAAATATATGGTATAAAAAAAGGAGATAGAATGTATTGGAATAATGATACGGTTTGGTCAAATAATAGATAATTTTAATAATGTTTAGAACTTATAATGTTTATAACTGTTACAAATAATTATTATTATTAATATTATTTAATAATTATTTTCTTTATTATTTTTATTTTTTTCTGTACGTTATATATAAAATGGTTAATCATCGCAGAAGAACTGTTCGCCGTCGTCGCAGTGGTCGCAAGTCTTATTCTCAATGTATGGGTCAGAGTCAGGGTCAGGGTCAGGGCCAGGGCCAGGCTCAAGGTCAGGCTCAAGGTCAGGCTCAAGGTCAGTCTCAACAGGGAGGTCGTAGAAGACATCGCCGAACTAAGCGTCACCATCGCAGCCACAAGCGGAGGTGAACAATAAAACTTAGATACCGTTTATAATTTTATATGATAACTTTTTGTTTTATCATATAAACAAAAAAATTTACTATTGAAATCTGATATCTAATTAGTGTAAAAATATTTAGAAATATTTAGAAATATTCATGTTAATATTGCTCTTCTATTTTACTTTCTAGTTCTTTTATTTGTCGATGACCTGTTTCGAAAATTTGCGCCTCTATAATTGCCTGTAAAATTTTTAATGCATATATAAAATTTTTCTCACAGTTCATATACAATTTTAGTATAATTTTTCTTGTTTCGTCTATCAAATTATTCAGATCTTCATATGTCAAATTTGGATCTATTATATATTTGATTTTAGCATCTTCTACATCTGTAGCATCTTCTCCTTTTTCTGTATCATTGCTAATAAATATCTTGTCTATTATTTCCAATAATGAATTCCTCACCATATTAGAGTCATAAATCATTATTTTAATTTGCTCTACATAATCTACAAATAATTTGTCCTTTGTTGTACCAATATATGTTTTATTTAACATTGAGTCAGGGGCACTACAATCTGCTGTATCAGAAAATGAGTGAATTGGAATATCGCGAAAACTTTTAATATCTTTAGACGGATTCGGGTTTCCTGTAAAAAGCGTATATAGTAGATCGACGTTTCTTTTTTTCTCTTCTCTGCTTTTAGCAGACATTCTATCAAATCTACCCTTACTTGTATTATATTTATCATTATATAAACGACTGAGCTCTGCAAACCCAGGCAAATCATATACTGTTTTACTTCTACTTGTAACGTCATCTGCATCTTCATCTTCATTGTGTTCGATATTTACAGGATTTACCAAATTATTTAAATTAGTTGAGCACAACTTTGTTTTAATTTTAATTTCAGAAGCAGGTTGCTTAGTGTCTAAAATACCTTCTTCATTTATTAAATCGGCGAACTCGTCCATATCTATTAAATCGGCAATACGAGAATTACAGAAATTCAAATTCTCTACTTTTACGTCTTTAGCCATCCCAGATATATAATGTTTATCTTCTAATGTAGTTCTTTCTATATTGCTTATAACATCACCATCTTTTATACCTGACTCTTTCATCTCTACCACATCTACCACATCTACCACATCTACTGCATCTGTCACGCCTACTGTATTTGCAATATCTTTTTTACTATTTGAATTAGGAACATGTGGTGTAAGTACCGCTCTTGAAGAACTAGCGGATGACCTCCAAGAAAATACCGGATTTAGTGTAGTTATTATTGCCGCAAATAAATGTGCAATTTTGACATAATATTTAGCAATTTCAATACACATTTTTTGGGTTTTTTCTTTGGTGGTGTTAATATTTTTAGACAAGTAAGCGCTATTTTCTACATTAGTTTCAGATATTTTGCTATACATAGCTTCTATTTGATTAGAAAAAAACGACTTCTTTAGTATTTTCGATGTTATAATTACTAAATCGTCACAATATTTTGAATTTGTAAGTCGAACCATATCTTGAAAATTCTGTCCTAAAATATAATCTGTTGCAATTTCATTTAGTTTAGAAATAAATTCAGTGTTATTATAGTTTAGATCTTTAAAGTTTAATTTTTGTTCTTTATTTTTATTTTTATTTTTTACTGTACTTGAACTATTACCCATTATATATTAATACTTTATATATTATTGAGTGTTTTATTTTTATTTTCATTTTTATTTTATTCATAATAAACATTATAATATGAATAAAATTGAATTAAAAAATATTTAATATATTTTAAGACAACTCTCACATGTATGGCTCGGCATCCCCTCGAATACAAAGTACGCACAAAACATATAAAAATAAAATAAATAATAATAGTAATAGTAGTAGTAAAGCGGATTTGTGGAAAAAAATCAACGAGTCTTTTGACATAGATATTGATAAAAAACAATTCAAAAAAGATGAAACAAGTGTTGAATGTATTTACAGAAACACGGGACAACGAGAAAACTGTGACACCTGTCAGTCACCCGTTTCATTGTCCGACGAAGGGTTCCTTATTTGTACCAACTCCAAGTGTAGTATAATTTATAAGGATATTGTTGACCAAACCGCTGAGTGGAGGTATTATGGTGTTGACGACAATCAAACGAGCGACCCGACACGATGCGGATTACCGGTTAACCCTTTGTTAGTAGAGTCGTCATTTGGTTGCAAGATACTTTGCGACGGTGTATCGTCGTATGAGATGCGAAAGATACGAAGGTATACCGAATGGCAGGCGTCGCCACATAAAGAGAAGACGCAATATAATGAGTTTCAGCATATTACGATTATTGCTAACAATGCAGGAATTCCGAAAATTATAATAGATGAAGCTTTGAGATGTCATAAGAAAATATCGGAACATCAGACATTTCGTGGTTCTAATCGAGATGGTATTATAGCTGCTTCTGTATATATTGCATTTCGAATTCATGACTGTCCGCGAACAGCGAAGGAGATTGCTACGATATTTAATTTGGATAACACGAGTGCAACAAAGGGATGTAAAAATGCTGTATGTATTATAAATGATATTGAAAATGATATGCATAACTCGGAAAAGACTAGCTTTTGCAAGACGCGACCAGAGGCTTTTATAGAGAGGTATTGTACGAGGTTGCACGTAAATGGCGAACTTACGAAATTATGTCAATTCATTGCTTTACGGATTGAAAAGAACAACTTAATACCTGAAAATACGCCTCACTCTATTGCCGCCGGTATTATATACTTTGTATCTCAAATATGCGGACTTAATATATCTAAAAAAGACGTAAATAAAATCAGCGAAACAAGCGAAGTTACAATAAACAAATGTTTTAAAAAATTAGAAAGCATTAAAGAAAAATTGATACCCAGCGTTATTTTAGAAAAGTATTCGCCAAAAAGCTGAAAATATAAAATTAATAATATTATATCATTTATAAATTAGATTTTATAGTCGATTTTATGAATACGAATAAAGAAACAGATAGTATTGAATTAGTAGTAAAAGAAATAAACATTACCGCTGAAAAAATAGAGTCAATCGGTAATAACACTTTTGAAAATATATCGAATATATCGAATATATCGAATATATCGAATATATCGAATATACCAAAATTTATTTTTATAATACCATACAGAGATAGAGAAGAACACAAAGAATTTTTCACTGTATATATGAAACATGTTTTAGAAGATATTCCTAAAACAGATTACAAAATCTACTTTGTAGAACAGAAAAATACATTGCCTTTTAATAGAGGCGCTATGAAAAATATAGGATTTTTGGCTTTAAAATACAAATATCCGAATGACTATAAAAATATTACATTTGTTTTTAATGATGTTGATACGGTACCATATAGCAAAAATGTAATTAACTACGAAACTACGCCAGGTGTCGTAAAGCATTATTATGGTTTTAAATTTGCCCTTGGTGGTATTTTTTCTATAAGAGGGGAAGATTTTGAAAGAACAAATGGTTTTCCCAATTTCTGGTCATGGGGAGGAGAAGATAATTATATGCAAAAACGTGTAGAGTATAGCGGATTATATATTGATCGTTCTGTATTTTTTAATATTTTAGATAAAAATATTTTACAACTATGCGATGGTATTAAAAGACTTATATGTAGAAAAGAAGCTGCTACTGTGGTAAACATGACAACATCAGATGGATTAATTACTATAAAAAATTTAAATTATGACTTTAAAGATGAATATGTAAACGTATATAGTTTTGAAACAATACGTGATCCTAGAATGTTACGATTCGAAGAACAAAATATAGCAGTTGAATCAAAAATACGCTTAGAAAAAGACGATGTTAAAAATTTACTTGACAGAAAAATGAATAAAATGATTGGTGTATATCAAAATACTGTATTGCCTAGAAGCCCCGTAAGCGCACAACAACAACAACAACAACAAATGCAGCAGCAACACCAACAACAAATGCAGCAGCAACAACAACAACAACAACAACAAATGCAGCAGCAGAAGCAACAACAACAAATGCAGCAGCAGCAACAACAACAACAAATGCAGCAGCAGCAGCAGCAACAACAACAACAAATGCAGCAGCAACATATAAGAAAAAATATGTATAGAGGAATTGGTATGGGAGGCGTACGTTAATACCAAATACCGGTATTGATATATTATCAGAAACTAGCATTAAAGTCAAATATAGTATCTGTTTTTGTTTTTTCAGACAAGGCATATTCGCTAACTCGTTTTTCAAAAAAATTAGTCTTACCTTCTATGCTTATCATTTCCATAAAGTCGAATGGATTTGAAGAATTATATATTTTTTCATATCCAAGTTGAACTGTTAATCTGTCAGCGACAAATTCAATATATTGCGACATTAACTTTGAATTCATTCCTATTAATCGACACGGTAATGCGTCGCATATAAATTCTTTCTCTATTTCTACTGCTTCTTTAATAATTTCATGTACTTTTTGTTTCGGGTACTTTTTCTGCATTTTATTATAGAGCAATATTGCGAATTCAGTATGCAGTGCTTCGTCGCGCGATATAAGTTCATTACTGAATGTCAAACCAGGCATTAATCCTCTCTTTTTTAACCAGTAAATAGAACAGAAAGCTCCTGAAAAGAAGATTCCTTCTATACATGCGAATGCAATTAGTCTTGTAAAAAATGAACTTCTTTTGTCATTTATCCACTTAATGGCCCAATCTGCTTTCTTTTTTATACATGGAAAATTATTTATACCTGAAAATAGTTTATCTTTTTCTTCGCTCTTTTTAATTAGCGTGTCGATTAGTAAACTATATACTTCGCTTTGGCAAGTAAGAATTCCATTAAATATTCCTCTATGTTTTTTTGGCTCATTAAAACAATATGTTGATTCATTTTCATATATTTTTTCAATACTAACAATTTTTATTCTTTCAGAAACTTCCATAGTATTATTTAATCTTTCGCAATACATTATATCAAGTCTTTTTGGTTTAAATCCTATCTCAATAAGTTTATTTACTGATTTTCCAGTTATATGCAAAACATAACAATCTTTGCACATATAGTAATCATAGTCTCCTGTTCCATCATTTTTAGGCATTAATCGTTTTGCTGCTTTATGATTTAATTTAATATTTGTTTGAATACCTAATGTTGTTAATAACAATTGAACATCTTGTAAAAACTTAAAATGTATTGAAGCTAATTGAATTGAAGTTGAATCTTTTGCTGTATTTAAATTAATACATCCATCAGCGTCAACTAAACCTTCTAACCAACGCAGTCTAACATCACTACTATAATTAATTGGAACAACAAATTTTTCTTTATTAATATAATTTGTTATATAAAAACTAATTCTTTTACTATTTTCTTGATAAGAATCATATTTAAAATGTGGTAATAATTCACGTTTTTTATCATACAAATAAATAATAGGATACTTATTACAATAAGTTCCATCGCCGCAAAAAAACCCATGTATATATGGATTTTGAAATTCATCTGGATTTTCAAATTCAATAAAAGGAGTAATATATCTTTCAATTATATCACCTATTTTTAAATCGGTAGTTTCATTTTCTTCACATAAACATCTTTCATGATCTTTTGGATTTCCTTTTTGAATTAGCCATTTATGTCCTGGAGAACAATCTAACTCCATGCCATTTGAAAGAGAAACCTTATAAATTTCTTGGTCTCCTGTATATTTAACTTCAACTTGTGAAAATTCATCACCATTCCAAACATTTACATTTGTATTTTCTAAATCTTTAATCATATAGTATCCTTTATCTGTTAATATTTTTGTTTCTCCTGTAACACAATGTATATTTTCCATTGCAATCTGAAACCCGTAAAAAGCGCGAGCTTCTGCTAACTGTACGTCACTCATAAATCGAATGGCTAGGTTTTCAGTAACGATTCCATCACTTGCTGCAAAAAAAGCTAAAACCATAGAAATAAAAAATCGTTCATTATCATTTAAAGTGTCACTATTCCATTCGACGATATCTTTCGATAAATCAATCTCCTCTGCTCTCCAAAAACAATCGACCTGTTTTTTATACATTTTCCATATTTCATTATCTTGTATAGGAAACATTACGTAGCGAGAATCATTTTCCGTTAGAAGAGGTTCTGACGACTTACTAGTGGATAGGGCAACTGGTTTTAAAGACATTCTAAATATTATAATATAATATATAAATATTTTTATATGTATATATTTTATCTTTTCTTATCTTAATATATTAACAGTTGCAAATATACATTTAAAATGAGTTCTACGGAATCAAAGTCACCGCCAGCGGCGCCAGCAGCGCCAGCACCGCCAGCAGCGTCAGCAGCGGGAGGGGCGCCAGGATCTTTAGGTAATTTACTTTCTGCAGCCGGTGCAGCCAATGCGGCCAATGCAGTCGGTGCAGCCAATGCAGCCGGGGCAGGCAAAGGAGATAGTAAAATATCCGCATCACAAATGATAACTGGCGGAATGCCTTGTAAATTTGAACTTGTAATGGAATTTTTCTCTACATTTCTTTTTACTTTTATTATATATTTTTGTGTATTTTATTTTATTCCATATGATGAAATAGTAGAGAAAATTGTAGATTTTATAGATACAACAACAAAAAAATTTGTAGAATTTTTGTATACGTTAATACCTAAACCAGTTAAAAAGGCTGCTTCACGGTTATTTCCAAAGTTTATTGTAAAATATTTCAAAGAAACGTTACCTAATTTATTAAATAAAAAGAAAGAGGAAGCAACAACATCTTTAAAAAAAAAATTACAAAAAATAAAAGATGATGTTGATAAAAAAATAAATAATCAAAGAAAAAAGGCAAAAAATAATAAAAATTTTTTATCTGAGTTATCTTTATATCTTAACGAGAAATATTCACTAACAAAAGCGAAGATTATAACACTATGGGAAAAATTTAAGGATAAAATTGTACCAGCTATAGTTATTTCATTTATATATTATGTTATATGGGTTATATTTTTTAAACTTATACCTACTGTTTTAAAGTATTTAATTAACGTTGCTCAGAAATTTAAGCAACCATAGTTTATAGAATATATGAATATATGAATATATGAATATATGAACAGAAAATAAATAATAAAATATATAATAAAAATACTTATTATACATATATATTATACTTATACTTATGCTTGGTCATATATTTAACATTTTTAGAATTTTAATTTACATTACCTTGTTTATAGTAATAATTCCAGACTTTTTTTTTACTATTCCACCAAGTGGTAGTAAAGTTCTCGTGGTAGCAGTTCATGGATTAATATACGCAGGTGCATTTGTTCTTTTAGATATAATATTTAACTCGAAACGAATTTTCTTATGTATAAAGTCTCTAGGAACGGCGGTTGTTTAATTATAATAATAATAGTAATAATAATAGTGATAATATTTCATTGTATTTCATTGTACGAATATAATTACGAATATAAATACGAATATAAATATATATAATAATATAATGGTAAAACAGGCAAAAAGAAGAGCCACATCTCCAAAAATAAGAAGTAAGTCGCCCCAGTTAGACGAGTTTATGAGAAATTCAATTATAAGTCCCGAATTTCAATATTCTAACAATAAAATGAATTCTCACCAATCTCATGCGCCTCATACTTCTCAAGTAGACGAGTCTGCAGATACAGCGGCGTCATACCAACCATCAGAGGATAGTGATGACTATACAAGTACCAGCGATGAATCATATATAGATGACGAAAGTAATGAAACGGTATCGCCTACATATAACGAATCTTATGCTAACGCAACAAGGAAAAAGGACTTAAACATTTACAAAATGAAAGATTTACTAGACAGGAAGCGCAAGTTAATGTTTGATAAAGAAAAGGAAATAAAAGAATTAGGTAATCAAAATTCCTTTTTAGAAACAGTCGTAGACGATTATAAAAAATATAATACGGCTATTTTAGAAGAAAAAATAAAACAAAAAAAGGCTTTTAAAATATTATCCGATCATATTCGCGAAATTTCTAAGAATATTAAGAATGATGAATTTAAATTAAATCGCGTAAAAATGGATCAGACTGCTTTGTTAGAAGAAATAGAACATATTCGCGACGAGATAGCGTACGTTTTGAAGTCAAGTGGGAGCGATAAAATATATGCATCATCAGATGATGAATATGAATAAGAATAAGAATATGAGTATGAATAAGAATAATAATATAAGGGTGAATTGTTATATAAGTTTTTAGTATTTATTTTACTCGAATATTTTAAAATAATAATTATAGACTTTAATTATTATTACTTTACAATACCTTTTTTCTATGTCATATATATAATACACATAAATGAAATCAAGAAGGTCTTCACCTAAATTTTCAACTAGCTCAAGTAATATTCTTTCAAATAAATATCTTCTATATATTTCTTTCTTTTTTGCAATTGTAACAGCTGCTAACTATTTACTGAGAAATAATTTAGAAGCCGTAGCTATTTTTATTATTATTGGGTTATTGACAACATACTTTAGTAAAAATATGATTGTTATTTTATTAACAACTACTATTTTGACTAATTTTATAACCATGTTCAAAAATAGAGGATATTCCGCAATGATGATGGAGGGTTTTACCCAAGAAGAAATAGGAACACTAAAAAAAAAAATGGATGACGCGAAAGCAGAAATGGATAAAGAAAGCGACGACACAAAGAAGGCCGCTCTTAAAGTAACGTATGAGTCTGCAAAAAAAACACACGATGAAGCCGTAGATGCGGCGAAGAAAAATGATACCCCTGCTACTCCCACCGCCCCAACTACAACGGGAAGTGATAACACTATAGCGATGGGGGCTCAGCCTGCAAATACCGTGAAACAGCCATTTGTGCCTAAAAATGGAGCAGTTAAAGATGGAATGTCACAGTTAAGTCCTGCTTCTGTTAATCCCATGGCGCAGATGAAAGAACCAGGTATGGCGAGCGGATCTAACGCTCAAAAGGAACAGGCGTATGATATGATGGCCAGTGTAGGAGGCGGAAGTGACACATTAACCCAGCAGACGGAAATGATTAATAATCTTAAATCAATAGAGCCTATCCTGAATACTGCTCAAAATTTCCTCGATAAATTCGAGAACAGTTCGATTAGTAAAATGTTTTCAAGTGGCGGTGGATTCCCAGGGATGTCACTACTTACCGGTGGTGCTGGAGGAAACAAGACTAGCCCCGCACCTGTCGGATAATATATGAATATATGGATGTATTAAACATATGAGAGATATGAGGTTCGTGAGAAATACAGAAATTCTCTCTTAATTGATATCCTCACCCAATATAAAAATATAATATCTATATTTTTATATAATGACAAAGAAATGCCCTCCGGGCGTAATATGTTTTGAAAATATAACTCTTGTAATATTTTTAGCCATTGCTTGTATTATAATTTATTTAGCATATTCTCAATTTAATAGAAACACATCTAGATCAAACATACACTCATACTCGAACTCAAACTCAAATGTTATAGAAGCATCACACAAAGGATACGGTGGTCACGGTAGCGAGGGTGGTGGGGGTGGCGGATTTTTAGATTTAATACCGAGTTTTGGTTCAGGATATACGCGCGGACCCGCCGATGTTTTACTAAATCCGTATACTCCACCGTTGCGCGACGATAGATATTTTAATCAATATGGAACAAGCGCATTGGGGGTCGCAATGGGCGGTGATATAAGAGGAGGAATACCTATAAATGTTCCTACGCGTTCTGTAAACACGGCATATCGTCAAGTTGGAATATTGACACGTGTTAATGGAGCAGAAACTATTCTTTCTCTTATGGGGAGACCGCTTTTTCCAAGACAGGATAAATGGCAGTTTTATACCATGAGTGATAAAAATCAGTCTGTTAAGTTACCAGTAACATATAAAAATCGAAGCTGTACTAGCGACCAAGGATGTGATAATATATATAACGGAGATACTGTGTATGTCGAAGGATATAATGATGCATTTAAAGCTACTATATATGATAACGCTATGCAATATTCAATTCCTTATTACTAATAACATATTTATAATTGATTTAGAGGTATAATATTATAAATATGTAACACCATCCTACATCCTTGCCGTTATTTTAATCATTATTACATATATTAATATTTAGAATGCTACCATTACCAAATTTAGGTGGTATAGGTGATATTATTTTGATACAAAATTTAAAAACAGGAATTTATTATATTGACGTAATTATAATTCTTTTATTTTTATTTTTGTTACATTATGGCGACATTAACGCACATGTGACAAAGTTTATTAACTTTATTTATTCAATGAACTACGAAACGACTAAACAAATGATGATGTTTTTAAAGAAAGGGAATATGCATCGAATAATGTATCAGGGTAATCAATATGTTATTGGATATTCTTCTATAAGCATTGTTATTCAATATCCTGACCCTATGATACATATTCTTGACTATTATACTGACAAAATAGACATGATGCGAAAAAAAACAGAAAAAGATTTATCGGTTATTAATTTACGATACGTGGAAGTCATTGATAAAAATAACAACGCGTCAAAGATATATACTCCGCGTACAAATTTGCCGATTGAAATAGAGAATGGAATATATTTATCGATTGAAAAAGTAAATACACATAGAGAAAAGAAAAACTCGGATACAAGTGAATTCAAGAAAATAAATTTTACACTTATGATGTGTAGAGATAAACCCGTAGACGAGTTGTATAAATTTATTGAAAAATGCGAAAAAATATACAATAAAAAAATAGAAGATAGAATGACAGATAAAATATTCATATACGAGTTTCTTCAGAGCGAGAACAGTCGCTCAAGTGGTGGTGGTGGTGACGATGACTGGAATGACGGAAGGCGAGACCAGAAACTTTCGAATATTTTGTGTTCAGAATATCAGTTAAATACGACAAAAGATTTAAGGAAAAATTGTTTTTTCACAGATGTCGAAAAAATTATAAAAAGAATTGATTTCTTTATAAACAATAAGTCGTGGTACGAGTCGCGTGGAATACCGTATCAACTTGGATTTTTATTTTATGGTCCACCGGGGTGCGGTAAGACATCTACAATTAAGGCGATTGCGCGTATGCTTGATAGACATATTGTAAATGTAAATGATATTGACAAAATTAAAAAAGTGTCGGATATTAAAAATATATTTTATGGAGATTATATTAATGGTCGAAATATTCCCACACATAAGAGGTTATATGTAATTGATGAGTTCGATAAAATATTAGATACGATTAGTGAAAAAACGTCAGTTAATGCTGCGACTGCTGCGACTGCTGCGATGAATGCAATGAGTGCTAACTTATTGAATGGGATTATGGGAATGGGCATGACTGGCGATGCTAGTGCTGGTATAATTGTTGTAGATAGTGATACAGGTAGTTGTGAAAATGGTAGTGGAGGTGTTGACGGAAATAGTGAATTTGGGAAAAGAAGGTCGAGTAAAAAAAATGAAGATGCAGTATCTCAAGGAAAACAAAATGGTCCTTCATCTGCTTTAATGAAACAAAAATCTGTAATAAATGATGCGGATATACTTACGATTATGGATGGACTGGTGGAAACAAGTGGTAGAATTATTATATGCACGGCAAATGATCCAAGGAAAATTAGCGAAGCATTTAAAAGACCAGGTAGATTGGATGAACATATAGAGTTTACGAAATGTACACGAATCATGATAATACAGCTATTGGAGTTATTTTATCGTACAAGTTTGAATGAGGAACAAATAGCAAAAATAAATAATACTGAAAATGATATTCAATATAAATATTCACCAGCCGAAATAAATAAATTTTGTTTTAACAATTTAACAAATTTGGATGATGTTATTGCTGAAATTATGCATTGAATTTATAGAGTCATAGTGTATATAGTAATTTAATAATAACCATGCGTCATTATTAAATTATATAATGGGTATATTTTTATGTTAGCCTGTTACTTATAAAGTTTTTACTTTAGTAAATTTAATTTTTTTACTATTTGCGCTTTTTCTTCTTTTTGTTTTACGTTTATTTGACTGTTTATTCTTTTTAGACTTGTTCTTATTTTTTTCTTTAACTCCGCCCAACTGTGATACATCAGGTGTTTTATCAATAATATCTATTAATTTTGTAAAATTAGTAATTGCCTTTTGTTCATTTAACTTAGTTAAATTTTCTTTTATTAAATCCATAATATTACTAATAATAAAACTAGATACATGTCCTTGTAATGATTCATCATTTTTCGAAATTCTTTCAAGAATTATCATAACTGAGTCATCTATTTTATTACCAACTATAGCTTGTATTTTATCTTTTTGACTTTGCGTTAAACTAGTGGCTTTCTCCATTTCTGCTAGTTTTAAAATGTCGGCATTGACACTAGCAATATGAGCTTTGTAACCACTTTTAAATTCTGGAGGTGCGATAGCCAATAATTTATCATTATATTTTTTTAGTTCTGCAACTATTTCACCAATAACACTATCAACATTTTTTGCATACATTTCTTCAATTACTTTCAAAAACATATCGGACATGGCTTGGCTGTCAATTTTAGGTGTGTTAACTATGGTTTGTAGTTTATCCAAAATAGTGTCAATATTAGAATCTTTATAAACTTTTTCACGAACTATATTCTCAGCATATTGTCTAATAGTTTGTCTATTTATCAAATCCGAATCTATAAGTTTTTTTACTTGGGTTGTAAAATTATTAACTTTATCAATAAGAGCATCTACATTACTAGGCGGTGTATCCGCTTGTATAGCGGATGGTTTAACAGATAGTTCAACAGATGGTTCAACGGATGGTTCAACAGATTGGTTTTGTTGTACTGATGCACCAGTGGGCACATTACTCTGAACCACAGCAGCAGGACCCGGCGTTGAAGCAGCATTTGCATCACCAGGAGCAGGAGGAGGAGCAGGAGGAGGAGCAGGAGGAGGAACAGGAGGAGTAACAGGAGGAGGAGCAGAATTAGGAGCAGCAGAAGTAGGAGCACCAGAAGTAGAAGCAGCACCAGAAGCAGCACCAGAAGCAGCACCAGAAGCAGCACCAGAAGTAGACGCAGCTTTTGCTTGAGCAGCAGCAGCCATAATACTAGAAGCAATAGATGGGCTAGAAGAAGAAGAAGAACCATTATTATTACTGTCGTCATTACCTACTACTTCCACCATATTTTGAGTATGATCGTCATGGCCATTATAGCTACCTAAATGATGCATCATTTCGGGGTCCATACACGATGAAATTAGTTCATTTAATTTAAGAGTAACTGTAACAACTAAATCTTCGCCATTACATATAATGCTTGTATTATTACCACACGAGTCATTTCCAATTGCATTACCATTTGCACTTCCAGAAACAGAACCTTTATTTTGACTTTTAAATAGATTTGATAGAAAGCTAGACCCAGATCCCGAACCAGACCCTGAACCAGACCCTGAACCAGACCCTGAACTAGACCCTGACCCAGACCCTGAACTAGACCCTGAACTAGACCCTGAACCGAATCCCAATCCTGTGCCTAATCTTGACATAGTAGATGACGATACTTGTATATCTTCTTTGTCATTTGGGTCATATACAGCTTCTGCTGAATCTAAATTATCAACTAGTGATTTTTGTGTTTTTTCATCAAAAAACTTCTGCTTAGCTACGAGAGCAACAGTATCTTTAATAATTTTATCAGCTTTTAGTATATCTTCAGCACCACCCGACTGAACACTGCCACCTGAAATATAGTCATCACCAATTTTTGCAGTAATAGCATCTGAATCTCTACTAACAATATTTAAAGATAGCGCTTTTTGTCTGTCTAACATTGTCGGAACATCATCTTGAGATAATGCTCTAATAAGTAGACTCATGCTTTTTATTGGGTCGCCTGGTATCAGATCTAACACATATACTAACTGTGTAGCTGTTCTAAGTGGTAGACCATTGTTGTCAACAAAAACTCCTTCTTTTACAGGTTGCATATATAAATTTTTTACATATTGAATTGCTCCTTTTATATTTACCTTACCATTTTTAACATAGTTTTGATTAAAAAGTTTCTTTATTCGAGAAGCATCCGACATAAAAGTTTTTTGACGTGTCGTTAAATCAGAAGCCATCCTATCAGCGGATGTGTTTTTACAATCGTTCGACTCATTGAGACCATTTTTTTCCATTACCTTTTTCAACTTGTCGAAAATAGCATCAGGGTTGTCTTCTTTAGATTCTTGTAATAATTTTACAACTTCGGCAAAGTTCGGAGGAACAAGCACCTTTTCCATTGTCATATATGATGGAAGGCTATACTGAGGTAAAGTATCATCTTTACCAATATCGGCTTGTGTTGAAAATGGAATCATTTTGTTAATAGCAGTTTTAACTACCTCTTTAACGCGACTCATAAAAGGCATTATATAACCATTTGGTAATATAGGTATTACAGGGTCGCTGCAGGAAAAAATAAATTTTCCATTAACACCTTGTTTTAAAGTTGGATTAAAGCTTGCTGATACATCAGAATCATACGATACGAAACTATAAGTGTCATCAATATATTTAAATGGAAGGTACTTAATACCGCGCAAGTTGGTTAAACTAAGAAACTGGTCTAGTGTTAGCTGTAAATCTTGTGACTCAAGTGTCTTGCTCATAGACATATATGTAGTTCGAAAGTCAGTCATATTCATCGCTTTATCTGAACCATCATCATTTAAGGGTTTACCAGGCTTAAATCCACAAATAATAACATAAAATATCACATCGTTATATACAAATCGAACGGCGTCTCCAATTTTAATATCCAGCGAAGTGTTATCATCATCTTCTTGGGATATTCCGGTTAGATGTTCGAGATGTATTTTATGAACTCTAACCGTCATATCATTTATTCCTGTTCCGGGGTCACGAATAGTCATTGGTATCATTAGAGTATAATCGTCTGACTGAAACACAGGTGCACCTCCTTCTTGGCTTTGAGTAACATCACCACCATCATAACCACCTCCTACAATATTCAATTGATTGGCGCTATCCCTCGTTGACATACCACTTACCGTTTCAATTTCACCTTTTTTACTCAGAGTTAATGCTAGTGGACTATTTGTTGTATTAGGACCTTCAGTTTGAATACCAGGTTTAGCTTTCCGTTCAAATTCTTCCATACGTTTTAAAGTATCTGTAATTTCCGCTTCAGTTATTGCCGATAAAGCCGTTTTTATATGATTTCTTAGGAGAGCCTCAAAAAACTTTTTTCTAAAAATTTTGATATTATCTCGTTTAAAAAAAAAAGAAAAATTTTTAATATCATTATTTGATTTTTTAACTATTTCTCTAAGACTGGAAATTTTTTCAGTACTATCTGCCGAAGTTCCACTAACAATATCATTGGTTATAGATTTAGCATTATTTATATCATCAGTCATTTTTTTATAAGTATTACTATATTCACTATCACGTAGATTATCTATATTTTGTAAGTAGTAGTATAACACTCTCCTAGCTAAGTTATTTAGTTGAGCTATTTTAGAAAAATATTTGTCACTTTTACTCCGTAACGCTTTAAGCATATCCTCCTTCGAAAACATGACGTCATGAACGACGATAGGTCTATCAACCATTTTTTTAAGAGACATGTCGAGATACTTACAAAAAAAATTCCTATAAAATAAATTTTTAATTCCTATATCACCAATCGGCTCGGCATTATCAATTTGTAACTCAATTTTAACCATGTTGGCTGGAATTGTTCGTACATCAAATGGTATATTTATATTCTGAAATACAATACTAATCCATTCATTTTTTTTTAATAATAGAAGAAGCGGCTCATCATCAGTTTTACTATCGGGTTTTTTAACAATTTCATTTTTGTTTAATGTATACTCATTTAAGTCAAAATCAAATTGAAAATAATGTTCGTATTCATTCTCACCTATAAGTTTTTTATTCTCTTTAATATTAGTAAAGTTGCTAGTTGATATAAGACCACTACTACTAGGACCAACAGGTTCAGTATATTGAATATCGTATACTTTAAAAGGACAGTCTAAATCTGAACCAGGTTTACCGGCGTTACCTTGTGTAATTAGAGTATCTTTACCAGGTGGTGAAATTATATATTTTACATAATCTATAAAAGGATTAAGATATTTTGATTCTTTCAACTTTCGCTCAACATTCTCTACAGTAATTCCATTGTCGGATTTTGCAAAAGGACCTTTTCTGCCTGTTATTTCAACAAGTTTAGCTGTTTTTGGGTTATTATTCTTATCTTTTTCATATTGTCTATTTGCTTTTTCTACTTCATCACCTTTTCCAGCATCTAATGCTTTGTTAAGAGCGTTTTCAATTACAGTTCCTATGTTTTTGAATGAAGATACATACATTCCACTACCTGGTATAACAGACGGTGTACCATCACTAGCATATCTAAAATTTGATTTTTGTTTACTACGATATATCGGTGGAGTTAAAATACATTGTGTTCCTATAAGGTTATCAAAAAGTCTTCCATCTTTAAAATACATTTTAATGTGTATTTTATTATTGCAATAATAGTCAACTAAGTTATCATCCTTTGATTGACTAAAAAATGGAGTATTCGCGATACTAGGCATTTGAATATTAAAAACTAAATCATACGTGTCAATAGTTTTTGCCGTATCTCTAATAGAAGCTTCTACTTTTTGAAAAGTTGTAGACCGTGGGGTTTTATCCGTAATAAACTTATCATCAAACAGTCCTTTAAACGATGATTTTTCTATGAAAAAACGCCTAGTTTTTGTAACTACTTCTCCCAATAAATCACTCATATATTACTTATAACCTATATAATAATTATATATTAATTATATATTTTTAATTTTATGCTTTAATTAAATAATTAAGTTAAATATTTAAGTTAAATATTTTCATCTATATAAAATATATTTAGTATAATAATAATATATCAATACATAAATAAAAAATATGAGTGATCCTTGTAGTTATACAATAAATATAGATACTACTGTAAAAGCTGAAAATTGTAATATGTATTGTGACTATAAGTATGATTATAATGACAGTTCATGTGTATTATATAACCTTGGAACTACATTAAAAATAAAATATGATTTAAAATCAGACGGAACAGTTCCGCAAGCATTTCTAAATAAAAAAAAATATAACGTATCAGAAATATACATATGTCAACCATCTATAAATACATATAAAGGAGATAGAGCAGATATTGAATTTATAATAATTCATGAAGGTGATAATAAAGATATATTATATGTATCAATACCATTTGTTATATCAGCCGGTTCATCTTCATCGTCAAATTTAAAATCAGGGGGGATAGTTTTAGACAATATTATTAATGAATTTTCAAAACAAACCGTTGGGAAAAAGATAGTCGCTGATGACGGTTATCAAATTAATATAAATAACTTTAACTTAAATAATTTTATACCAAATACGCCATACTATTTCTCTAATATCGATACAGCTTCTTGTAAAAGAAGTACTATTTTATTTGATATGTTAAAGAGTGGACAGACAATTAGCCAAACAGCCGTTGATAAATTAAATACATTATTAGTTAAAGATAGAGATAAAATATTTCCTGTTCCTGGAAAACATACACTATATATTAACTCGAATGGTCCTAATTTTCAAGGTAAAGCAACAGATGATAAAATATATATAGACTGTCAGCCTACAGGCGAAGAAGGGAAAGAACTATATAAAGAAACTAAAGACATTGGTAAAGAATCACGCGAGCATGGTATAAAGTTAATTAATACGTTGATGGAATCGGGTTCTGTTCAGTTTATATTATCAATTGTTTTAGGAATTATTGTACTAAGTATAGGAAAAAGAGCTTTTACTAGAACATAAACAATACGCTACACCATACACCGCCATAACGCTAGACATTTTATTAATATTTTCAAATATTAATAAAATGAAACTAAAATGAAACTAAAATCACTACTAGTAGAGTTTGTTTTAAACAACGCCCGTATAGTTTATGTTAGCAGCATCATGCAATTCGTTTAAAACAGGAGTAAATGATTTAGGACCCATAGCCGGTCCAGACTGAAGTGGGGCCATTTTTTGAACAACTTCCTCTTCTAGAGTAACAGGAAACTGGTTAAAAGCAGACAAGTGTTGGCTTTTAACTTCTTCGGTTGGTAAAAATTTAGTCATAGCAAGTGAACCGCTAACCATACTAGACCGCTTAAATAAAAGATAAATTGCAAAAATACCCACAAGTGTAACTAAAGGATGAAGATTTACAGCCATAAATGCGAATAAACCTATAACAATAACATACCCTAGGGTAGAGTCGATTATATTTGCTAATGGTTCAGGCGTTTGTATATTAAAAATAATATAAATAACAAAAAGGAGGAGTAAAAGAGACTGTCCATTGACTAGTTTATTAACACTATCATTTTTTTTCAACATTTCCGTATATCATAATATTATATTTTTTATTTATCAATTATTTTAGAATAATTTCAAAATAGTTAAAATTGAAAACGGCTAAATAAAAATAGCAACACTAGTAACCAAATATTTTACCTTCAAGAAGAAACAACGCATATTAAAATAACATGAAAAAAAATACACCCACGCCTATACCTAGACCTATACCTAGACCCACGCCTACATCTACATCTATTACAAAAATTACTTCTTCAGAAGAAACAAATAGTATCACAGACAACGGTAATACAAATAACAAAGGTAAAAAAGATGACAACTATTCAACCTATTTAGGTGAAAAAGGATACTCAATTTTCAAAGATTGTTTATCAGTAGAAGAACAGCATTTTATAAGAACCGAATTAACTGTAAAACCGTTTATTCCTAAATCGCCAATACAGCCTACCCCATTCCCAATATATTTGGAGTCTCCGCTTAAATTGTATATGCCCCGATATTTTGGAATAGACACATACGGCCCACCGGATAGAATACTTATAAATCCTGGAAACAACATTTCATTACAATTCAGTGGAGATTTGCGGCCATATCAAACGGCAATAGTAGATAAATACATTAAACATGTAGCCGAATGTGGTGGTGGACTATTAGATGTAGATCCCGGCAAAGGTAAAACCGTTATGGCGTTAAATATAGTGTCTCGATTGGGAAAGTGCGCACTCGTTATTGTACACAAGTCGTTTCTACTGAACCAGTGGATAGAGCGAATAGAACAGTTTCTGCCTGGAGCGCGTGTTGGTAAAATACAAGGGCAAGTGATAGATATAGATAATAAAGATATTGTTATTGGAATGCTGCAGTCACTATCCATGAAGGAATATCCGAAAGACACGTTTAGAAATTTCGGTTTAGCGATATATGATGAATGTTTCCCGCGCAATACGTTAGTTCATACATCACATGGACCTATGGAAATCGGTACACTATATGATATGTGGATAACACGCGGAAAATCGCATAATTTTGAAAGAATGGAGAAAGAAGTTGAGAAACTAGTAGATAAGGTACCAAAAATCCTAAGCTTCAACCAAACAACGCAGAGATTTGAGTGGTCGCAAATGACACATGCATGGAAAAAGTATCGCAACGACCTTCTAAAAGTAAATTTAATGTGTGGGTCATTTATTTGCACACCGGAACATAAAATACTAACAATCAAAGGTTATAAATGTGCAAAAGACTTAGACATTGGCGATTATATTGAGTGTATGCATAATACTAGTGACAAATATGAGATTAGTAGTTTTGAACTATACCAAGCGTTATCACCGAAAGGTATGTTAACTGCAACGGCATTCTTATATAGTGAAAAATATACACCTCCGTCCACGCCAGAAGCTGATAAAATTTTCAGAAAGTCAGAATATGGTTATGAAGTATTTGATATTGAAGTGAATGACAATCATAATTTTGTACTAAAAATGTCGGACGGACTACGTCTTTATCCCGTGGTGAGCAACTGTCATCATATGGGAGCGGAAGTGTTTTCTAGATGCATGATGAAAGTAAATACCACATATACGCTTGGATTGTCAGGTACTATGGAGCGTAAAGACGGGTTGACAAAAGTATTTGAGATGTTTATTGGTCCTGTAGTTCATAAAGAGAAGGTGGAATCGGAACATAGTGTAGTAGTGAAAGGGATAGTATATAACGTGGATGATGAGGAATTCAACGAGACATTGCACGACTATATGGGAAATCCGAAATTCAGCACGATGATTTCTAAACTATGTAGCTATAGTCATAGGAGCGAGTTTATTCTACGTGTGTTAGCAGCTGAATTAGAAATGAATCCCGAGCAACAGTTTATGATATTGGCTCATAATAAGTCATTGATTACATATTTACATGATGCGATTGCGCATCGAAATATAGCTGGAGGTTCGGTTGGATATTATATTGGCGGAATGAAAGAAGCGGCACTCAAGCAGAGTGAAGGGAAAAAAGTAATAATAGCTACGTATGCAATGGCGTCGGAAGGACTGGACATTAAGAGCTTAACAAGTTTAATACTGGCCTCGCCAAAGACTGACGTGTGTCAATCGGTGGGGAGAATATTGCGTCAAAAACATAGTTCACCTCTTGTTATTGATATTATAGACGAGCATGATATTTTCATGAGTCAGTGGTATAAAAGACGAAAATATTATAAGTCACAGAATTATAAGATTTTAGTATGCGACAATCACGAATACAATGACGGACATAACAAAGACTTGTCAAAATGGAAAGTATCCTGGGAGCCAAAAAGTAGTGTATCGAAAAAGACAAATGCTACGCAGTCTTCGGGGAAAAAAAGTATTGCCGAACTGTTGAATTTGACTATTTCAATACCAAAAAAGAATACTAATAACAGTAACAACAGTAACAACAGTAACAATAGCAATAATGACTGTGAAGAGTATGACGAATTCGAAAAAGAAGAAGAAAAACACGAGGATAAACGTAAAAAAGGAAAGGGTAAGTCGGGCTTATTAGACAAAGGCTGTTTACTTGATGTGTCGGCGTTATTTAACGAGTAGAATATAATATATGTAATGCGTTGACTTCATTTAGCTAAATAACGGACTAAAGATTGAATATTTATATTTTTATTTCTATTTTTAATAGTATTAAAATCTATCACTACCGCCGGTCAAACTATTATAGGGCATAAAAGGAGCAGGATTTGCAAGAGCACTCATATTAGATGGTAAAGTAAAACCAGGAGTTCTATATCCTAGGGTAAATGGTGTATTACCCATATATTGGTGATATCCACCGGTTTGCGCTCTTTTTCCCGATCTTACTTTTTTGGAATGAGAATGTCTTCGTGAACGTCTATGCTTAATGCGATACTTAATACTGCGTTTACGAGCATATCTTTTTGATGATCGAGTGCGTTTGTGCTTTCTGCTACTTTTTCCACTGTGCTTGCGACGTTTACCGCCACCTTTCATCATACCATAAGAACCAGACAAGGGTATCTGAGTAGCACTAGGACTTCCATTACCACCACTTATGGAATATAGGCCCGCACCTCTTAAACTGGCGGGACTTCCACCGACTTCACCGTATTGCATATTTCCTGAATTTGCAACACCACCTGTTTGGTCAGTTATAAATGCTCCACCGTGGACATTTTGTGTATTCAAATTTTGTGTTGGAGCTAATGACATGATTATACAAAAATAATATATATATTTATAAAATATTTTATTTTAGATATAGGTTGAAACATAATAATATAATAATACAATAATACAATGATGAACATCATTTAAAATTCTAATTCTAATTCAAATTCTAATTCTAATTCTAATTCTAATTCATTTAAACTATTTTATACAACAGACATAGGAACCCATTTTTTAAATTTATAGTTAAAAATACAACGCATTTGTATTATTTTATTTAAATCGACAAATTTATCAATTTGTATATTTTCAAATTCATCCTCTTCGTCGCTTTCTTCTAAACTATCTAGGTTGATATTTTCTTTAATATTTCTGAAGAGTTTATTCATTAAAACACTTGTTTTATAGTCTGGTATATGTGCTAATTCTTTTGAAATAACATCAAAATTTGTAGTTGTGTTATTATACAAGTAGTAAATATCATTTTGTAAATCGGGTTTTATAAAAAATACTTTATATATTTCATTTGATGTTGTTCTTTGTTTTACAGGTTCAATATACACTGATGACTTTTCATTATATTTATTCGCACTATTCGCACTATTCGCACTATTCGCACTATTCGCACTATTCGCACCATTCACGCCATTCGCACTATTCACGCTATTTGCACCTAAATGATAAAATTCGGTAATAGGTTGGTATAGTTTTTTATCTTCGAGATATTTATACTGGATAGAATAAACAGAATAAGGCAACTGCATAGCCTTATCGTAAGCTTCAGTAAAGTCAGTAGTCATAATAGGTAAACCAAAAATAATACCATTGCTACAAAAGGCCATATTATAACGCAACTTTGTATCAAAAATATTCTTAATTATTGTTAACTTATCTTGGTAATTATATTCGGATATGTCGTCACCTTTATAATAAAAAATATCTTCTACAGAAAAGATTTCATTTTCACATATATTTTTTTTATCACTAGTTTCCGACTTTGTTCTAAATAATGTTCCATAAAATATTGTTCCATATGATAATACGTCGTCAAATGAAACGTGACGATAAAATATATTCATTATTTTATTCTGGTATCCAATTTCGAGAAAAATACAAATATTTTTTCTATTTCGATATGTGAACCATACAAAGTATTTTTTCCCTTTTGGGATAATTACATATAGATCTGATAAAACTTTCTTATGAGTACTTTTTTCATAAGAAAATTTAACGGTTGAAGGGAAATTTCGTAATATTTCATTCTGTTCATCAAAAGATAATTCCTGCGACTCTCTTTTACTATATGGTGTTTTATTATTAAAATAAGTTGACATAAGGTTAAAGCTAAGACTACTGTAATGTAGTATAATATTATAATATCTTTAACTATGTTTACATATATTATATACCTTAACTACATGCATCATAAAAATATAAATACAAATACAAATTAGTAATGTTAATAAACGTTAATAACGCTAATAAGATGAATATGCAGAGGCATATGAAGATGACATGGAAGGTGTACCATAGTCGGGTGCAACGCTCGAATTACTACTATTTATATCGGGCATATAATTTGGTACATTATTTACCCGTGTAGATATACCATTTGCACCTACATTAGACATAATATTTGTAGGAGAGTATACACTGTTAAATGATTCATTTTGAGGATTTACGGTATTTATATTTTCGGTATTACTATTACTATTACTATTACTATTACTATTACTATTACTATTACTATTACTATTACTATTACTATTACTAGAAATATTCAACTCTTTCAAATATTTTTTTAGTTCATCTTTCATATTTGATGGGTTAGAGTTATTGTTAGAGTTAGAGTTATTATTAGTGTTAGAATTATTATCGTCTTCTCCTAAATTTTGTATACCTCCTTCTCCTGCACTTCTAAGCGAATTATAAATTGTATTATATTTTTCTTGAGGTTTATTTACTAAATCTTTCAACTTAGGAGAAGTTAGCGTTGACTTAAAAAATGAATACAAATAATGAAGTAAAAATATTAATAATAATGAAATCATGGTAACTTTTATTATCCACATCCACATTTTAATTATCGTATATAATTACCTATATAAGTTTAACCTCGATAAAAACGACAGTATTTCATCTTTTACAAATTTATTTAATTCTGTTTTTTTATTTTCATTACAAGTTACTTCCATAGATGTAATCAATACATAAAAATCGTATATAGATTCATTTTCCATTTCAAAAACAAACTTTATATTTGATTTAATGTCATTTTTATATGTTCTAACTGTTTTATATTTTATATTATGATGATAAGGTATTTGATATGATGGCGTATCATAACGTTTCATATAAGAACTATCCAGTAGTAAGTTTAAATTATTATTAATAGTTAGCTCCTTAATATTTTTATCTATTGGGTATAACTGAAATAAATTATTATTTACGACTTCAAAAATACCTGTAGAACTATAAACTAAAATTTTAGTACTTTCATCTACTAAATATTTTGATATATCAATATTGTTTGATTTATTTATTTTATTTCCTATTCTTTTATCCGGATTTATAGTCTCATTTATTTTATGTATTGATATATTTGGGAAATATATTTTTATTGGCGTTGGTCTTGGCGTTGGTGTTGATATATTAGTATGGTTTATCTTTTTGTCTACTTTATTTTTTTTAAAAATGTGGGTTTTATTTTTATCATGTAAAGTTTCCATTTATACTGCTATATAGGTGTATGTGTATATGACTTATATAAGGTATAATAAATATATTTATATCTCTTTAAGTTTAACTTTATATATTATATGAGAAACTATTTAAACCGATTGCATTCAAATGATATAATCGAACACTTATTTTGCAAACATGGAAAAAAATTTACATTCAAAAAATAATAAATCAGAAAATGTGAAATCGGAAAATGTGAAATCAGAAAAAATAAATGTAAAACTTAACAAGAGTGTTGTGGGACAAAGCGGTGAAGGTCAAAGTAAAAAAGTTAAATGTAAAGATAATAATATTACATTTATTGTTGTTGAAAAAAATGGAAGTTTAAAGCCCGCGGATATCAAAGAGGAGTTAATCTGCGCCGAGGAGTTATCAAAAAAATGTAAGTTTAAAAAAGTTGATGGATTTATTAAAAGAACGTCATGGAACTACTCTTCAAAAAATGAAGAAGAAAATTTGACAAGTAAAATAATAGTAGATCTATGGGCAAAAGATGATGGAGTAGCAAATCACGAAAACAAGTACGAGTTCCCCCCGCCTGTTGATTCTGAACTATTTTTTGGTGCATGTGCACTGGTGGCGCGCGACAATAAAAACAACTATATAAGTCTGACAAAAGATAAATGGAATACTATTTATGAATATTTATTTGGAGGTTTCGAGTCATTAGTTGCAAACGACGATGATGACGATGATGAGGAAGACGAGCTAGATTCAATTCCTAAAAGTAGAAAAACCCGAGATGGTTATTTAAAAGATGGATTCGTGGTAGATGGCGGTGCTGGTTGTGATTCTGATGTAGGTGTAAATGCAGATGAAAATGGTAGCGATGATGACGATGAAGATAGTGACACAGATAGCGACAAGTCTTCAGAAAATGGTAGTAACGACGGTGATGTAGACGGTGTAGGCAGTGGTGACATTGATGGTGTATACTTTAAAAAAAGTAGAAATATTTTAAATAAGAATAAGATAATTAAAACAAAACCAAAAAATAAAATTATTGTAGAGGATAACGATAAACATGCGTTTAAGGATGATGACGATAATGCTGGATGGGAAACGGATGAGTCAAGTGAGTTGAGTGAAGAAGAGTATTCCTATAGTAAATAGTAAATAGTAATAGTAAATAGTAAATAGTAATAGTAAATAGTAAATACGATTATTAATTATAAAAAGAATAATTTAAATAATTGATAAATATTTTTTTATCAATTATTATATATATAGTATAAGTTTACAATGTTTGACAAGCTTTGCACTCCTGCTCAAATTTATCTAATTGTTTCATTTATTTTAATGGTACTTTCTTATTTTGGATTAAATGCGATATCGCAACAGATTACATTGAACCAGTCAAATAATTCATTTTTACAAAGCCTTAACTTTACGTACCAAAAAGATACTAGAACTTCATATGTAGTTCAAGCCGTATTTATTGTTTTGTGGACATGGATTTTATCATATTTATGCAACAAAGGGTTTAGCAATCTTTCGTGGTTTTTAATTCTGCTTCCATGGGTTCTTATGTTTCTTGCTTTCTTTGTCTACATAATTGAAACTCTTAAGAAAATATTTTTTAACGCAACTGGTTCTTTATCCAGCGCGATGAACCTTCCTTAATTTAATATTTTTATGATTTCTATATTTTTATATATATAGGAAAATTGAATAAAGATAATTTGATTGTTATTAATATAAAACTCGCCTACTTAATAACAATCTCTCATAAACACATCTAAAATAAAACAAAATGCGTCAAGTAACAAATCCTGTTCAGTTTCGCGAAAATATTCGTGCAAAATTAGGCAACATTATTAAAGATTCGGAAGTTTCTACAAATCTTGAAAAGGGTATTTTCAATAGTTCTTTAGGAAAAGCAAAAGAAAAATGTATCGTTAGAAAGTGGGATAATATATACTTTGTTGCAATTTACTTAGACCTTCTTCGCACAATATACGTAAATTTGAAAAATGAAAGAATATTAAACATGATACAGAATCGAGAATTTCAAGCACATAAGTTAGCATTCATGACTCACCAAGAGATGAGTCCGGAAAAATGGGATAAGTTAATCGAAGATAAGAAAATTCGTGACCAGAACAAGTATGAACCTAAATTGGAAGCATCCACTGACAAATTTACATGTCGCAAATGTCACTCAAAAAAATGTACTTATTATCAACTTCAAACGCGTTCCGCCGATGAGCCGATGACCACATTTGTTTCATGCCTTGATTGCGGAAAACGCTGGAAGTGTTAAATAACAACTTCTAAATCCTCGACCATCCAATATTCCGATCCACGGTTAGGTAACGGTCGTCTTATTATAAATGGTATTTTTTTTTCTTCTAATTCTTTTAATGCAATAAGATAACCGTCGATCACGCCTTCGGGTACTTTTACAAATGGAGAAGCGCCGTCATTTATTTGTTTCGCCCTCTGTCCTAAAATCCTTGTTTTCTCATATTTTGTCATCATGGGTAATGTTCTGTGCAAACTATCTACAATTACACCATTATCATTTCGAACAACACGAGCTAAATTATAAATCTCATCATAGTTTTGTATAAGACTTTCGGGATGAAAATTAATTAAATAATCTTCTCTTAATTCTTTATCAAATTTTTTCAACTTTGATTCATCATCGTCGTCATCCATATTTTCATCATCGCTCCCCCCTTCATCTTCGCTATTATAAGCTAATTCTTCCTCTGTCGGTTGAATGCCGCGTGATTTTTTTTTCCTAGAAGATGCCGCTCTCGCCGAAGTAGCAGACTTTCCTTTACGTCTGCTTGGCTTTTCATCGTTCGCTTCTCCAACTTCGGCAGCAGCCGCGCCAGTATCGCTTCCTATAGCACTAACAGCATTTTTTAAACTCCCCAATAGTTTTGAAAACCCGGTCATTACACTTGGTTTTTCTTCTCCTTCGGCGCCCTCCTCAATATCCTGATATTTGTCTTCATCTTCCGTATCATCACCCTCTGTTGCAGTGTCAGTTTCGGTTTCAGTTTCTGAACCAGCGTCGTCTGAATTATTTTCAACAACATCTCCTAGAATCTTGCCTTTGATATTTGCAGCATTCCCTTCTTCACTTTGGCTATCACTTGTTTCTCCTTCCTCATCTCCTGATATGGGTTCATCCGATTTTTGCATTGTCTCGTTTATATGTCTCTTATATATAATATATTATGTTGATTTTATTTCAATTTTGTATTAATAATATTAAACCCAATATAACTCAAAAATATAAAAAAATTACTATAGTATAATATGATTTCTAAATATTATGCTATAATTAAAATACAATGCTATAATTAAAATACAACAAAATAGTAACATAAATCATGACGCTGATTGTTCCGTATTCCAAACTGTATCACACGTAGAACACATATAAACGAAATTCATATTTACGTCATCATAGCGAAGGTAAATAATTTCTCTTTCTTTTTCCTTTTCGGCCTCATTGCTTGCACAAGCCTGGTTTGGACATTTTATTGTATTAACGCGAGGCAATGTCGGATCCATTTTTGTGTATTTATTAATAATTGAGTTATATTTTTGCTTGTTATGTTTGAAATTTGTTTTTGAAATCGTAACACTATCTAGTGATATATTTTTATTTTCATGGCCACAGTTCCGACAGTAATATACGATCGAATTGGGATCTTCTTCGGATAGTCGAATATAATACATGTTGCTACAATTTGTACAAAAGTGCATGTTGTTTTGATAGAATGTTCGTATATTATATTATAGTATTATTTGTTTATTTCAATTTTATACAATTACTTAAAATACATAAAGTACATAAATTCCATAAATTCCATAATATATAGACAAAACACATTCGTCTGTTGTCCGTCGTCCATCGTATATCATAGGTCGTATGTCATCATAGTAATATTTACTAGACTAATATAGTGTCATATTTTTTAGCTGTATTTTTTAGTTTTTCCAGTAGTTCATCGTAGTTAACATAAAATGACATATTATATAACCCTGTTATTGTATAATGTTTGTTATAATTTTTTAATTTCATAGAGTTAATAATAACCTCTTTTAACTTTTCCGCATTTTTTTTAAACGACTCTATCATAAAAGTATAAAAATATTCTTTATATTCCATCTCAAAAGGAATAATAGTCGTAGACATAAATTCATTCATAAGTCGAATACACGAAAAATCAATGTTTTTATACAAAATCATATTATGATAGTTGTTATAGTCATTGTGTTTTTCCGTAACACCCGGCTCATGTAACATCGGTCGGTTATCCATTATAGATAAAATCGTCAATAATACAGACTTAATAGTTAAACAACTCGTCCATTGTTCGCCCCTCCATGTATTCAACATCGATAAACATACTCTTTTTGACTTATAAAAATTAGGATGAAATCTGGTAATACCGTCATTCGTTAAGTATTCAAAAACGGGAGGAGAATGTGGATAGTCGGCAGGAAAATTAACTTGGAAAAAATAATATCCTCCAAAATACAATGTATCTGGTTGCCCAACTATCATTACGTATGCTTTCAATATATTTGTATCCGAATGTTTATAATAAATACCATCCCTTTCAAGCGATGATGTAAATATATCTTTTATATCTTTTAATAATCGCTCTATTGTCTCTTTAGGAATATGTACATTAGAAACATCATCTGATGATGTTTTCTCAGTTGCCGGAGTGCTGCTTATAATTTTGTTTACAACTTCTTCTTCTTCTACTTCATCTTCTGATATATCATATACGGTCTTTTTACTCGCATCATCATTTGCTTTTTTCTCCATTTTAAAATATTAGTTACCACTCAGTTTATACTTCAACAATATATAGTATACGCGTTTTATTTTTATGTCGTTTTATACATATATTACTTTTTCTAGTTTCAAAGTTCTCTATTTTTAGGGATATTTTTAAACATAAAAAATTGATATAAAAATATCTCTGTCTATAATATACAAATGGAGCAAGCAACCAATTCAACACGAAATAAACCACAATCATCAAAAATGTCAACTGCATCATATAGTGCAAACGAATACGAACAATATATGAAACAGCTTTATATAAAAAAGGGCGATCCCTCTTCTGCAGGGTTATCGTTTACACATACTCGAATTCCAAGCCCCGAACATGGTGTAACTGGTGGAACATTCTGTATTCCATCCGAAAAACTACTTGAATTTTGGACAAAGTATTCGAAACACGTGATTACAAATAGGCGTCATGAATATTTAACCGAAAAACAGTTACAAAATGGCGGGCCGATTTTGGTTGACTTGGATTTTAGGTACGGTCCTCACATTGATGCGCGTCAACATACCAAAGACGATATTGAAAATATTGCTGGACTCTACATGAATGAAATTTCTAAAATCTTGAATATCGAAGATGGTGAGAAAAAGGAAATTAGTGTTTTCGTATTTGAAAAACCGAATGTAAATACCGATGATGATAAGTATACAAAAGACGGTATTCATCTAATTATTGGTATACATGCCGATAGAATTGTTCAACACATGCTTCGAAATTCTGTTCTTGCGAAAATTCCCGAGGTATTAAAACACTTGCCTTTGAAAAATTCATGGGATGATGTCCTCGACGACAATATATCCCGTATTCAAAATCCCGTAGGATGGCAGTTGTACGGCTCCAGAAAACCTGGCCACGAAGCTTACGAACTTAAATCGCAATTTAATTTTGTATATGTAAAAAATGAAAACAACGACGAATATGATAACCAATCAGAATGTGACGGTGATAGCAATGCGGGTAGCGAGGACGACGAAGACGAAGTGAATAAAAAAACTGACTATATCTGGGAATATCAACCAAAAAATGTGTCATTCTTTGATTATGCAAAGAACTTCTGTCTTCTGTCCGCGCAATTTGACGGACATCCGCGGTTTGAAAATCGCGAGTCAATTCAACGCGAATATGATGCAATTAAAAGTAACAAAGTAAGAAAACCGACACTGAACAAGTCAGGAGGAGGTGTGCGGCGCAGAGCAAATAATATGAATAATAGCGATATATTCGAAATTTCAAATCGTGAACAACTGACTGATGAAATTGACAGACTCTTTGGTAGCCTTGAACCGCGCGAACATTACCTCAAAGAAACTAGCGACTACGCCATGTGTCTTCCAGAAAAATACTACAATCAGTATAACTTGTGGATACGCGTAGGATGGGCTCTCAGAAACACCAGCGATAAATTATTCCTTTCGTGGATTTTATTCAGTTCTCAGTCTGAAAAGTTTAGCTATGACAAAATTCGCGAGTTTTACGAAAAGTGGTTGACGTTCTCCATGGAAAATGAAGACGGTCTTACGCGTCGCTCAATTATATACTGGGCGCAACATGATGCAAAGGAAAGATACAATGAAGTGTATAAAAAGACAATCGACTACTATGTCGACATCACGCTATCAAACGATTTGGTGAATATCAATGGAAAGCCAGAAACAACCATGGTAGACTTGGCTGTCGTTTTATATAATATGTTTAAAAACCAATTCGTGTGTGCTAACTTCGGCGACAATACGTGGTACGAATTTGAAAATAATAGATGGGTTGAATGTGACTCCGGTATTGCTCTTAAACAGATGATTTCAAATGAAATGTACAATGTTTACATCAGTCGTATCGGTTCGACGGGTGGTGCATCTGGAAGCGGAAATTCCAAAAAAGCAAATAAACAAATTCTTGCTGCTGCAGCCGCCGCCTCGCCACCACCAGGTACAGCTTCTACTGATGAATCCGGAAAACCAAACCAATTTCAACACAGAATATCCGATATTTGTATTAAGTTGAAACAAACAGGAATCAAGTCCAATATTATGAAGGAAGCACAAGAGTTGTTTTATGACAAGAAGTTCTCACAAAGCATTGATACTAAAACACATCTTCTATGCTGCAACAACTGTGTAATCGATTTCAAAGAAAAACGCGCAAGACAAGGACAACCGGATGACTACATCACAAAAAGCACGAATGTTGACTATTTCCCTCTTGACCAGAAAAAACATGGAAAAATCATGGCCGAGATTAATGATTTTATTGCTAAACTTTATCCCGAAGAAGATATTCGAAACTACATGTGGGAACATTTGGCGTCATGTCTTATTGGTATCAACTATCCTCAAACGTTTAATATTTATACCGGTTGCGGTAGTAACGGAAAGTCGAAACTCGTAGAATTAATGTCCGTGACTTTAGGTGAATATAAAGCAGTCGTTCCTATTTCGCTTATTACAAGCAAACGCGCATCTATCGGCGGCACTTCTTCTGAAATTGCACAGTTGGTTGGTATTCGATATGCCGTTATGCAAGAACCGTCCAAAGGAATGCGCCTTGAGGAAGGTCCAATGAAAGAAATTACCGGTGGTGACCCGATTCAAGGTCGCGCACTATTCAAAAATATGATTACATTTCAACCACAGTTCAAATTGGTTGTTTGTACGAATACCTTATTCGACATCAAGGCAAACGATGAAGGTACTTGGAGACGTATTCGCAAAGTAGACCACAAAGCAATCTTTTGCGAAACACCTCGCGACGATGACCCCGACAAACCTTACCAGTACTTGATTGATAAACGCCTCGATGAGAAGTTCAAAACATGGGCGCCTGTATTCTTGGCCATGCTTGTCGAAAAAGCGTTCCAAACCGGCGGTATGGTGAAAGATACTCCGGGCGTTTTGGCTAGCAGTGAAAGTTATCGTAACAGTCAAGACTACATCAATGAATTCGTTCGCGACAAAATACGCAAAGTGGAAGGACACTATGTCAAGAAAACCGAAATGTATGAGTCATTTAAAGTTTGGTATATTGAGCACTATGATAGAAACGTGCCTCGCGGTAATGAAATTTATGAAGTATTTGACAAGAAATATGGAAAATACACTACCAAAGGATGGAAGAATATCTCTATTATTTACAACCATGACGAAGTAGAAGAAGAGAGTTAGTACTTCAATTGCGCCGACCAGACTATAGACTTTAGATAGTTGAATAAATGAAAACAGTTAAATGTAAAAATATTTAATGTAAAAATAGTTAAATATTTTTATTGTGAAATATATCTATGTAGTAATTCTATTATGAACCGCCATAAATATAAAATTCCATATCGACTGTATTTGTTCCAGTATCCACAAAAATACAGGAGTAGAAAAATATGGATATAATATTAATACGATTAAAATACCTACCGATATAAGTGTAACATTTTTTAAATACAACATCACAATACCTACCCATAAAATAACTAGTGTCCAATAAACGACTACAGGAATTAACGTCCAATTTTCAACACTATCTTTTAATTTGCTTTCATACATCGACTTACGATTAAATGTGTAGAGATCGCTTTTTCCGCCATTTATTATACTTAATAACTCATTGTTTTTTTCATCTAAATCTTCCATAACTTTTTTCATGTTTTCGACAGCAATATTCTGCTGCTGTGTTACTTTTATTAAATCCATTATTAAATTATTTACCTCAATATATTTACTATTTAAATCTTCTAAATCTTTCTTACCTTGGGCGTTGTATCGTTTAGTTAGTAACTCGTTATATTCATTTGAACCATTTGATACATCATCCATACTTGTTCCATATCTATTTATCATGTAGTTTTTCTCGGCAATGTATTCATTCAGTAAAGCTTTTTCATTTACATTTTTCGCATTATCGTATATTTTTTTTAAACTATCATCACTAAATAATCCACTAGCCCCTGGAGAAGTTAAAGCTTTAGTTACCTTATCAACTATACCTACAACAGAAACCATTGTGCTCGTTACATTTTTTGTTAGTTCGGCAGAACATCCTCCACTCATTGCTCCTTTAAGCTCTGCCGCATTCTCATCAGTTGCTTTACTCACATCTTTTCCCAGTTGTTTGGCTTCTTCTTTAGTAGGACCCTTTGGCATTATTATATTTTATATTACTGTTATATTATTGTTATATTATTGTTATATTATTATATTATTATATAAATAGCATTTACTTATTGTAATTTGTAAAATAAGTAAAATAAGTAAAATAAGTAAAATACTTTTTAAAGAGTGCTGTATGATGAATTGCAATCATATAAAGTCTCAGTAGATGGGACGGGCGATACTCCATCATCGCTATTTTTTATCTTACATCTAGGATTTTTTAGTTCAAATGGTACAAATGTTTCTCGGTTAGTACCCTTTTTGATATCTTTACATACATCTAATAGTGCCCCCTGTCCGAAAGTTCTATCAGTTTCTCTGCTTATAACATTTCTTGTATTTTCTGGTATATCACCTTTATCAAATGGGAAATTATATTTGTCATAGTCAATATTATTGCGTCTAGATAAATCATATACCTTTTTACCTATCACTATAATACCAATACATAACGCAATTATAATAATCAAACTTGTTATTTCATCTGTAATTACTCCCATTTTCATTAAAAATATCGCAAAAATTATAATAGCACAGTAAAAAATAATATTTTTCATAATATCTGCGTGTGCTTCATATCTTCTAGTATAGTAGTTATTAACGCCAACCATTCTTTCAGCATTATCGCGAATTGTTAGTGATTTTTTTAACTGACTAGATGTGTTATTTAAATCATTTTCAATGATATTAAGCGCGACAAGTTGTTGCGCGTATGATTTTCGCTGAATATTATAATCAGATTGTATAATACCATAGTTTGCCTTAATTGTTTCAAATATATTAGTTCGTAATTTTGTTAAGTTATCGATTTGGTCAAATTTATCGGCAATTTGTGCCTGAATCGTAGGTAATGCTATATCCGGAGAACCAGATAATTTTTCTAAATCAGTAAATAACTTTTTTTGAATATTTTGTAAGTTTGTAATATTAGTAAACTGATCATTTAAATTTCGTGTAAAATCGTCTTGATATGTAACTAATGCGTCTGTTCCTGGTGATGACATGTATATACAATATTACAATAAAATAATTAAATAATTAAATAATATTAGTTAATATTTTATTAATATTATTTGTTATTTGTTATTTGTTATTTGTTATTTGTTATTAGACTTAAAAAATATTTTCACATTTACACTATGAAACTATCAACATTTATTCCTTATATAGCTGTACTTCTAAATGTTTTTATTGCAGCAACGCCAGCTATAACTGTTACTATACTCCATAGCACATATTTATAATTATCACTAACAAGAAGCATCTCCGTATCGGAAACAGTTGCTGTATTCGTAATATTTGACTCTTCGTATTTATCTATTTTCCTTTTAACATCTTCTTGCCTAGCAATTCCCTTCGCTATATCCTCCGACTTTGTATTAATTGTGTCTTTTAATTTAGTCTGATTCGTATAAATATCATTTATAAATCCTTTTATTTCATTTCCTTTTGTAACAGCAGAAGTATTTTTTGTTTCTAATATCTCCATTCGTGGCTTTAATATTAACCCTAGTGCACACTTTTGGGTTGTAGTCATATTAGTAGATGATGGATAGGACGTATAAGCAACACTATCTACATCATTTATAACCTTATTGCAAGAATAATCACTACCATTTGTAGAACTTATCTTCTTTTTTCTAATGTGCATTTTGTTGTTCTCCTGATAAATTCTACCACCTTTAGGGTATATCTCAGGAGCTGTATATTTTTTACATATCGAATCATTATAAGTATACCCCGCACATGCCGCATCATTATTACATGCTATTTTACATCCATCTTCTCTCATATTTGGAACAGTAGTTCCATATGCAGAGTATGGTGCAAAGTTTTGCATTTCTATATAGTCATTATCATATTGAATCATATTATCCGGATATTCATGTAAACCATTATTTATATCAATATAAGCAGTTTTACTTTTTACACTTGGATATTCTACTCTGTTTAAATAATATTGAGCATAGTTATTTCCATTTCCAATTAAGTTATTGTCTTTATCAGTACCTTGTGCTGTACCATCTTGTGATAGCGCAACATTATAAACAGAATATTCCAATACCAGTCTTCCTGCACTATTACTCGGCTTATAAAAAATTAACCTACATTTACCAGAGGGTGATGAAATATATTGACCATTTGTTAGTGTTTGTGAACCCAACGAATATGCAGTTAATAAATCGCCGCGATTAACACTACCAGATACCCAGTCAGGTCTATCAGCCCAAGGCATCATTGTCTTATTTGCACCGGCTATTGATACTGGTTGTGTTTCGTTTAGATTTGATATTTCATTCGAATTTGTATATAATATTTCATCATAATTCGCGTTATTTACAATCGTAATAAGACCATCATCCGATAACATCATAGAAAATGATGGATACTTATTATATAACTCTTGACATCCTATATTAAAACCAGCACCTAAACTTACTTCTTTATATATAGGTTCTCTACCCTCATTTCCGCATTTATAGTTAATATATACTAGACCAGTTGATGTCCATGTAACTTGAGCGTCTTGAGTTTGTATTTCCCAATCCCATTGCTGGTATGAATATGTTCTACCATTCTTTTGATAACTATAAGTTTTCAAAACACGTGTATAGTAGTTATATTTTTTAAACGTGTCAAGACTTCCACCAATTGTTCCAAGAAGACTATCATTAAACCTAACTAAATTATCCCATTTATACCAGCTACCCCACCTGAGTGCATCATAACTAGCAGTAATGTAACTTATTGTTCCTCCGTATTTTGGACTTAGCGCAGCTACGGGAACTTTTGTTCCTCCGGTTGCACTTATAACAGGTGTTATATAAGGATTACCGCCACTTCCTGATGTTCCCGAATATAAACCACCATCGGCTGCAAAAGTAAACGCATCATGCGATGTATTACTAAAAGTAAAAATAGTTGCTCTTTCAATGATTCTATATGAATTAGAAGAAGAAGCAAGAATATTATTTCCAATATGACATTTACCCGTTTTGGTTGTAGGATTATAATCTGAAAGAGATGCATAATGTCTTCCTTCGTCCATTGCTCTAGTAACACATTGTTTAACAGTAGAGCTAGTCAAGTCGGATTGCGGAATTAGTTGACCAGCAACTTCAGCTTGATTCGCCGAAGCTTGGTTATATACACCAACATATACCATATCGGTGTCATAATTAAAACTTATAGGCTTAGATACATATATATTTGTTCCCGCATAGTTACTACATGGATATGAACCATTAGGTCCGGGTACCATTTCAGTTCCATATAATGCTATATTGCTTGCATTATCTTCTAGCACTGAATAATCGTCTGGTGATTTATTTAACAAGTCGAACCCAACAGACTTTGGTACATCGGGGATACCGCATTTACTAGCGCCTGCTGGATATAGTTTAAATAAACCGGCATTATTTACACGAGCGAATTTACCGTCTGTAATTTTTACGTCTTTATTTCTTAATGATAAATCATCGCTTTTTTTATTAATATCTAAAAATATTTTTGCCTGTTTTGTAATATTACTTTGAACACCATTTAATTCAGAAATAGAAGAATTATATCGAACAACATTAGTGTTCATTGTATTTGTCTCGTTACTATTTTTTGCTAATAACGCATTATCATTTACGGTAAAATTTTCAATAATTTCTTCGTCATTCTCTAGTATAAAATTTTTATTATTTTTGTTTTTATATTTATTATTTTTTAACTTATTAGACGTTTTAGATGTTCGTATACTTGATTGACTTATAAATTGTAGTCCATCATTTATACTTTTAGTATTATACATTTATTTTACTTATAATTATATTTTTATTTTCTTAAATATAATTATACTCAGATAAAAATATTTATTATATCGAATAGTTATTGATATTTATTATATCAAATAGATATACTATGAAGTATATTTAATAGATACAAGTGGATTAAAATTTATTTTTGGAATATCAGGAAGACCAAAATTTAAATTTTTAAGGTTGACTTTTAAGTCATACCACTCTGCATTCCATTTGCTATACATAAAAAATAAAAATAATAGTATCAATAAAACAAGTGTTACCAATAAAACACTAAATGATGACTCGGGATTAACCAAGTTAGATATTGTTATATACAAAATAATAATTAATATTACAAACCATATAATGTAAACATAGTATCTCTGTTTACTAAGTAATGCAGTCTCTTCTTCTTTAGCAAGAGAAGTATCTACATCATATATTTGTTTGGATGAATTCTTTTTCATTATTCCATCTACTTCTATAATTCGTTTTTGTACATTATCTATATCTTTTTGCATTTTATTATACGATGAAAAGTCTCTGCGCGTATTGTCATTTACACTTGACATCATCAATGATGCAATATTGGACATTTCAGTCGAAAGAGCATCTAGTTGTTTTTTTAATTCTTCTTCCGGTGATGCTTTATACGCCTTTGTATTTTTCAAGTATTCATAACCTTTCACATTTTTACACCTATTTACGTAGTCAACCACATTAACACGCTCTGAACGGTTAGGATCACTACCAATATTTCTATCATACAACGTATCCAACCACCCAACAAGTTGAGTATCATTATAAGTGTTTAGACCACTATAGGAGTCTTGACCTGTGTTTGGTGGTGCACGGCATCCCCAGCTCAGTGGGGAATAATCTTTAAAAATACAATATGATGTATCTTTTCTATCACACTTTAATTCTGTAGCAGTAGCTAGCGCATTACTAGCACTACTAGTAGTCTTAAAATTTCCTGTAGTACCAGTAAATACAATACTATTTTGGTTGTCATTAACGTGTTGTACAGGAACATCTACATCATACCATTTATTATCAGTACTACCTGATGCGATATTTTTACCTTGTAGAATTGCTTTAACACCGCCAATGGGAATATTAGTTAAAGCAAATAATACCGAAGGATTCGTTAATCCACTCGGAGATTTAGACTGTATAGTCATGTCTGAAACAACACCATTAGAAAAAACAAGTCTATATTCGGCAAAACACACGCTATTTGGGATGCTTGAGCACCAACTAGCATAGTAAAGACCATTTTTACTTGCTCCCGTTCCTACCTCGTAATCCTGTACTGCAATTCCTGTAACAATAGGACCAGAAATTGATAATTTCGTTTTTGATGAAGCAGTTAAAGCATTAAATTTATCCAATGCTATTTTATATCGAGCTTTAAGATCATTATAATATTTCGTAGTTGGTGTATCCATACTTTCTGTAAACCCTTCTATATTTCCTAATTCATCCTCGCGATTTAATACTCCAGCCGAATGAACAGTTGCGCTTTCTGTTCCATGTAAATCCGATATCAAATTTAATTCCAAATCTTGTTCTACTTCTTTCTTTACTTTATTTTCATTTTGTATAAATTCTATGCCTTGTAAAATACCCGGATCTGTATTTAATTGTTGTCTGTATCCATTATTAGAAATAGGTGCTAAATCGCTAAACATGTTTAATAAATCCATAATAGAATGATTATTTATAACATATAAATAGAAAATGTATTTTTATAATGTCGATATTATAAATATTAATCAAATATTATCAATATTAATCAAATATTAGTAATATTTTACAAAATTTATCTAGATTCCGTTTTTTTATTTGTTAAGAATGTTTTAAGTTTTTCTAGTTGTGCATTAAACCACGAATCACTATTATCTTTTAAGCATTTATCAGCAATCCTCTTTATTTCTCTTTCCGTCTCCGTTTTTTCTAGAGGAGGATTTACCTTTCTTAGTATATAAACTATAAATAAAAATACTGATACTATAACAGCACTTATCAGTGTAAAAATGATAATATTTCTAACTATATTATTTGATTCTGATCCATCTGCATTTTGTATTGTAGCATTTTCTACCAATCCTTTTGCTCCTTTTGCTGCATTTTCTGCAAGGTTCTTAGTATTTGTAGCGACACTTGAAGCAATTTCTATAAAGGGGGTAGATTGTAACATGTATAAAATAAAAATAATACCAATAACAATCGATATAATATAAATTAAAGAACGGTAATATAGTAGTCTTTCATTATGAAAAAATGGCTTTGATGTTGCGCTTATATCTTTTATATTCGTTTCTTTACTTAATAACTCTTTATATTCGTCATTTAACTCGTCTATTTTTTTTTGAAAACCATCTACATATTTTGACTGTTCAGTAAATAACGTTTTTAACTGTTTTGTTACATTTAAGTAATCAATATTCAAAAGGTCTAAGTTTTTTTTTGTGGTAACAAATTCACTGTTTACTGAAAAGTTATTAACACAGTCGACCGAATTTAAATCATTTCTTGTTAAACTACAGTTAAATACAGGTATCTTGAAATCTACAAATTCTTTTACATAATTTTTCGTGTATTCGTTATACTTCTTATTTAAATTATCGAGATATTTCGAATAATATTTTATTATTTCAGACATATTTATATATACAATATCTATAATATCTATAATATCATAATAAAATATTATTTTATAAAAATAAATGTTAAAATCATAAAATCGTAAATTCATAAAAATATAACCATATAACCATAAATTTCTATACATAGCAATTAAAAATAATTATGTATCGATTATAAAATACATATACCTAGTATATTATTGTTATAACATTATTATAACATTATTATAACATTGTTTGAGTACAATATCTATAGTAGTTTGAAATGATAGAAGTTTTGCTCGGCCTTTCAATGCGACAAATTTCTCCTGGTCTCATACCAATTGCTTGTGCAACAGGATCAAATCGAGAAATATCTGGTAAGTTCTTCACATCTAAAATATTATACCTTTTAATCATCTCCTTCTTTTCATCGTCATTTAAAATGACATGTTTCGGTACATATTGATGTTCTAATATATTGAACTGTAATCTTTCTAAACTAAATAGTATAATAAATATTTTATGTCTATCCCAAAATTCATTTAATATGTTCATTAAGGTTTGATTCATATCTTGTTTTATTATTATTATTAACGTATCAGTAGTTTTGTCTAAAATTTGTTCTATATTAAATAAGTCGTCTACATAATCCTGTATATTTTCAACTCGCAGCGTTTTGCCTAAATGAAACTTTACATATACATTTTTTTGTTTTAATGGTCCCTCTTTAGTAGTCAAAATCATATCTAACTGTTTTGGTACATCTTTATTTGTATACATTGCGTGAACTTCATTCACTCCAAAATTTTCATATTCAGATGTATCATATTTTTGTTCTCGTAGTAATTCGAGAATGGTTTTTCTTGATTTGTGAATCATGGTGATTAATCCACTTGATGTTTTTTGTTGTTGTGCTGAAGACATTTGATTATTTATTCTTTTTTCTCTGTTAACTCTTTCTTATATTTATATTACAAAACAATAATTTTAATTCAATTTTATCATTGTTTTATTAAATTCATAAATTGTTATTCATAATTGTTATTTATTCATAATTGTTATTTATTCATAATTGTTATTTATAATTGTTATTTATTCATAATTGTTATTTACAACCTACTTTTATTTTATGTTTTTATTGACCAAGATTAACCATTACTGTTTTTTTACCTTGTGCTTCATCTTTTCCTTCTTCTTTAGGCTTTTGTGTATCAACTGATAATATTCCTTGTGCTCCTTGTGCTGCAGGTATTACCGGCTGTAGTGGATTTGCAGAAACTACTACATTTGTGGGCTGTCCTGTCAAAACAACAGGACTATTTATAGATGAAAACTGTGGAGATGAAAGACCGTATTGCGGAGATGAAAGACCGTATTGCGGAGAACCGAGCGGTGATGTTCCTACTAATCCTGCTGCAGATGCCTCTGCTGCGGCACCGTAACTCATTACTGCTTGCTGCCCTACAGGTGAACTTCCAAAAACAGGGCTCGTCGCGGTATACCCGGGCGATCCCAGTAGATAAATTGGCGATCCAACTGCTGCACCTTCCTCTATACCTTGTTCTGCGCGCTGTTTCGCTTCTTCCATTACTTTTTTCTTATACATTACTTTTTGATGCTCTTGTACTATATTTATATAAGAACTTAACCAGTTATTCGGTGTCTGGTTCCTAGCCAACTCATTCGCCATTATTTCATCCGGTATTTTTTCTCCCGATGTATACAATAAGTCTTTCTCAGCCCATCCAACGGGATGCGTATTGGGAAACTGTCCGTATCCTCCTGCGGGTCCATCCCATAACTCTGTAGGAGAACCGCGCTCATCTAAAATTAATGATGCAAACACATATCTATATCTCTTCGTTTTCCCTTCATCGTCGGAACCTTCTATTAACTCGCGGCTTTCTAGTCTCCACCCAAGATTCTCAATATCTTTAAGCATCTTTTCTTGTGCTTTTTGATTGTCCAATAGAATAGCATTACTATTTTCTTGTTTTTTATCCAGCTCAGCTTTTCTTGATGTCCTACTTGCAATATATCCAACATAACTTCTATCTTTGTTTGACTCAATCAACCGAGATATAACATCTGTTGTTTGCGGTGTATCATCAAACATAAGTTTATTAATTGTCTTGGAATATGACATACTTTCGAGTTGATCTATATTGTCTTCCGTTATAATCCGCATAGATACATTCATCGTGATCAACTCTTGCATCAGTAGTTTAAATGAATAAGGAATACGAATAATACTAAATGATCTACCAAATTTCGTTACTTTATCAATATTCATCTCACTTAATAAATTACCCGTGAACTTTATAGGACCATCCGCCATAGGACTTATAAAAAGATCGCGCATACTATTGTAGATCGCTATTGTTCCCGTCTTATTACATATCGCCATAAAGTACTCATCGCCGCGAATCATCATAGACTCCTGTAGAAAATGACTAACGCCGTGTGCGATTATCCCGTCACGTTCCATTTCACCTACGCGCAAACCACCATCGTTTGCTCTACCTTGTACAGTTTGACGCGTTAGTAGCGTTCTAGGACCTCTAGCACGATAATTGATTTTATCTTTTACCATGTGTTTTAATCGCATATAATATGTTGGACCAATATATATATCTGACTGTATTTGTTCTCCTGTCATTCCATTATATAATATTTGTGTTCCGCTTGAATGAAATCCTTCATTTACTAATAACTTACCATACTGTTTTTCTTTCGGTCCAGTATTTAAAAATGCAGTACAATCTCCAAAAGCGCCATATAAAGAACACGCTTTACCTATTAATGTTTCGACTAGTTGTCCGATGGTCATACGAGAAGGAATCGCATGCGGATTAATAATAATGTCCGGTCTTATTCCGTCTGCCGTAAAAGGCATGTCTTGCTCCCGTATTAACACGCCGACCGTGCCCTTTTGTCCCGCTCTTGAAGCAAACTTATCTCCAATACTGGGCATTCTTTCTTCGCGAATACGAACTTTTGCTAACCTCGCACCCTCTTCGTTTTCTGTAATAAATGTTTTATCTACAAATCCAAGTTGCCCTTTTTTGGGAAAAACAGAATCATCGATTGGTCTATCGGGATTATCTAAATTTGTCTTAACTTTTCCGATTAGAACAATCTTATCATTTAGCTCAGTATTTTCTTTTATCATACCGTACATGTCAAGATGATTATATTCGTATCCGGGTTTTAGTCCAATTATATTTGCCTCACTTTCGATATTTACAATATTAGAGTCAACTGCTACACCTTTATTTTTACTAGATTCTTCGCGTGTTTCATAACTATTAAAATATGTTGTTCGAAACATTCCGCGTTTAACTGACCCTTCGTTAAATAAAATAGAGTCCTCTACGTTATACCCCGAATAGCACATAATCGCTACAATGACATTTTCACCACACGGATGTTCTTCGTTGTTTATATGTTTCAAGTAGCGACTTTTAACTAATGGAATTTGTCCGTAATTTAACATTACGCCCATTTTATCAATACGCGAAAAAAAGTTCGTACTATATAAAGAAACAGCTTGTTTTGCTTGACCGCATGCAAAAGCATTGCGTGGTAAGGGGTTATTTTCAGGGAAAACAATTTGATTCCCCATAAATCCATATAATATAGAAGGATGAATTTCAATATGCGTATATGGTTTATCACGCGCAGTATATGACAAGGTAATTAGCAATGACTCTTCTTCTGCCGTATCTACATATTCTATAATAGAAGGGGTTCTACTACTTTTAATATCTATTATTGTTTCTACTCCATATAACATTTGCGGCGTATATATAATAGGAGTGTCTATCTTGTAGTTAAGGGGTATTTTTTTATTCATACCCACAACTAGACTTTCCCACCTGAATTGATCTGAACGTAGCGCCGATAGTATTTCTTCTTTCTCGAATGCATACTTCATATCAACGGTATCATAATATAATAGTGGACGACATAGCCTACCACCATCTGTAAAAATGTACATCTCGTTATTTTGTATTTCCCAATGGGAGCTTATAAAAGGCGAAATTAACCCGAATCTTCTATAGGTTTTTATTTGTATATTTACCTGGTCGGGATTCGATAAAACACCCACCCATGCCCCATTTATAAATACCTTTGTAGCATTAAATAAATATTTTCTAGGGCATTCTTCTAATAATTTCATACCTATTATCTCTCTCATCCATTTTGTTATAGGTTGTGCGGAAAATCCTGTAGTAATATGACACATTAATGTCATATTTTTATGTAAACCACAGTTTGCACCATCTGGTGTGTCTACAGGATCAATAATGCCCCACTGAGAACTATGCAACAAACGAGGTTTAATAGACTTCGAAGAAGAGTCCATCGGTAAATTTATTTTACGAAACCCCGAAATAAATGAATTATATGAAAGACGATTTGCATCTTGAACTACGCCTATTTTCTTAGTATGTTCCACGGAACCCCAGTTTCCTTTAAATGCCTTTTTAAAACCAGACTCTACAACGCGATCCTGAAATATCTCATTTTTATTTAGCAAAACAAGCGAAGGAAATGTTTCTACAGTATTATACCTAGATGCATTACCATAGTATTCGCGATCAATTGCAAGACGAATATTTGCTTGCTGTAGTGAATAATATTCTTTAAATAAATCATACAAAAGACGACCCGGTGAATCAACGCGTTTAAATTTAAAATTGTCGCGGTCGGTCGGTTTTTCAACCTTTGTGTTTACTAATAATAATTTATAAACAATATATCCCAAATAGTATGCTTTATTAATATAGTTTAACTCTCCCAGTTGAGGTAAAAAATAGTTCATTAGAATATCGTGAACATGTGAAACCGTTTTTGATTTTGTAAATGTCGATATAAATTTAAGTGCTAACTCTTGTGTAAATATTCTATTTGCGTCATGAATAGATGGAATAAATAAGTCTATCATATTTTCATTTTTATCCAAGTCTAATAAACAATATTCTATGATGTCTTTATCGGATAAAACACCGAGCGCTCTCATTACAATAAAAAGCGGCATAGGTTTACGAACATTTGGTATAAGAACTACGATCTGTCCATTAGAATATCGAGCACCAGGCGCAACCACGCGTACAGACATAGTTCGCTCCGGTTTCGATGCATCTTCTGAAACTGTTCGTATATCAGCAGAGTGACTATAAAGTTCACCTTCGTCATCATACTCTCTTATATAAAGCATGTTATCTGCAAATTTTTCCTGCGATATAATGAATTTTTCTTTCCCATCAATAATAAAATATCCTCCATAGTCATTTCGACATTCGCCCATATTAAATCTTACCGAAGGGTTAAGTTCGTTTAAAATACATAACTCGGATTGAAGCATAATAGGAAACCTGCCTAGAAATATTTTTTCTAGAACCGCAGTTTCTACTTTTATATTATCTTCAGAGTCTCGCATTATAAAATCCACCTCTATATCATAATGAATCGTAGTTCCATATGTCATGTTTCTCAATCTTGCCTCATTTGGATACATAAAATGAGATCGTTTAACTAACCCATTATTCTCGTCATCATATATAACTGGTTTGCCGTAGTATATTCTGTTTCCACTTTTACCTCCCATAAATAACTCACATCTTAGTTTAAAAATATTTTTTGAAACATCTTCTTCTTTTTGTAAAACGATTGGATTTTTTTCTTTGAGTATTCTTTTAATACCCGTTGACATAAAGTCATTGTAAGATTCTAAATGATGCTGAACTAAAATATTTGGATTATCCTCAAAGTATTTATCTATTATCTGCCATGCTAACTCGGAATTCATTTACTTGGATTATATTATTATATTATTATATTATATCATTAGTATTTTTTATACTTTTTACAGTTATATTCATATTTTACTATAAAATATGAATATAATGCTATTTTACACTTAAGATTCCAGACAATACACATTCAGTATTTATTGTATTTTTATTTTTATTTTTATTTTTATTTTTATTTTTTATTACCTTTTGCTATAAAGACTACAAGTCCAGCAACTGTTAAAAAAAGGATACCTAAAATTATATATGGAAATAAGAATAAAAACCAAGAAAGCTTTGACCATCCAAATCTGCATAATAAGTTAAGAACAAATGCCCATAATAAAATAAATAATACATTTAATATGTAGAATACAGGCTTATTTTCTAGTTTGCAGCTTAATTTTCCTAAACATATTTTATCTTTATCATTTCTTGTTATATCATAGTATAATGATATCACTAATAATATCAAACTAAGAATAAAGTAAAGTTTTGCCGGAGTACAAAAATTACTAATAAAATTCATAATCGTTAATATTATATAATATGTTATGATATGTTATTTTTTACTATTATAATAAAAATATTATAATAGTGTTCTATTAAAATATTTTATTCATATTTATTCATATTTCTAGTTTTACTTTGATGAAGCATTTGCGTATGATTTATCGTATATATCCTTCAAATTTAATGAATTATATGAAGAAGTTCCTGTTGTTACATTTCCTAAACCTCGCGTAAATTGAACAGCAGGGCTTGGATTATTATTATATATCTTGTTATCGTATCCACTAAGACTATTTACTGCGGAACCCATTTTATATACGATGTCGCGTCCAAACGCTTGTACGTCGTCTATAATACTACCACCTTTTAACCCTCTTTTTTTACCTTTTTTTATTTTTTTACCGCCGCCAAATTGCATACCGCCTTTTGTATAATCGTGGGGTAATACCAACTTCTGTGCAGGCCATGGCTGAATTGCTGGTATTGGCGAATTTCCTGCGGTTGATACAGGAGAGCCTACGCCTGATGGAGAAACGCCTCTTGAAGAAAGTGACAATACATTACCACCTTGTCCTGGATTATCTTGGTTCCAAAATTTTGCAAAGTCCCAGAAACTTCCATTTCCTCCTCTCATGTGCCTCGAGCCTTTTTTATGTTTCGTCTGTCTACCATTTTTTCTTCCTCTTTTACCTCCACCTCTTTGCGAAAACTGATATGGTGACCCTGTACATACTTGTCCTCCACCTCTTTGTCCGCCGACAGTGTGTGGAGTATTCAAATAATATGCACCACCAGCTGTTGTATTGTCCGAACGACAACCTGCGATTTGAGACATACTTGCTGGATTGGTATAACTATCAGATAAACCACCCATTCCTCCGCCACCCATTTTACGAGTCTTTTTTATCACGCGATGTTTACTTTTTCTACTTCGTTTTGATTTTTTATATTTTTTATGCGAATAAGAACCCATTTTTATTATTATATTATATAATAATACGATAATATATTATTATATAACAATAAAAATTATATATATGTAACAATAAAAATTATATATTACATAAATACGCATATTCATTTTTACTTAATACTTCATACTTCAAATATTTTATACTTCAATTACACTATATGGTTTAACTACTCGATGTCAACGTGTGTAAGAAAGTGTCTCCGGCAACACATTTTATTAAATCCCAACTCGTCTAAAACTTCTCCCTCAGGCGTTTTGTCTGCAAACTCTTGCGTTAAATATATAACTTTGTCATTTTTCATATCCTTATCAATCTTCTTTTTCTTTACTTCAGACAGATAGTGACGATACTTGTCACCTATTACTTTTCCACATGTGAAGCATTTTACAGGAATAATCATTTTTGTTGACTGTCTTGATTAACTAGATTGTTTTATATATTTATTATATAGATTTTTATAAATCAATTTTATGTCTTATTTAATAAATAATAATAGTAATAATAATAATAACGTTATATAAATAATAATAATAATGTTAATAACAATGTTAATAACATTATATAAACTATAAATATACCATGAATCCGTATTTTATAACGCGTTTTAATAGTGATTTATCTTATTTTTTTTATTATGCATTTCACTAGATAAATCAGTTAAATTTTCTAAAATTGGATCATGGCGTAAGTTATTGTAACTGTTACCATATACATCTTCTCCTCCTCCACCATCTACCTCTATATTTGTAGAGGAATCTTCTAGTCCTCCATTTTGTTCCATATCAAAACCTTCCACTACTTTTTGTATTTCTAGTTTTTTTACTTCAGTTGTTGGTGGAAGACTGAGCGGGTTTACGTTATTTACTCCAACCATTTGAATATAAACCAGTATACCTATTAAAATAATAATAACAATTAAAATGTAAATAATATTTTGAAAAAACGAATCTCTTAACTGTGGTAAGTTTAAAGAATTTGCTAAACTACTAAACGTAGATTGAAAAACTCCTTTTATTGACCCAGTCGCTTCACTGACTGTTTGCATCTTTGCCGGACTACTCATTTATATTATTGCGTTAGTATAGTAATTATATATATATAATTATAGTAATTATATATATAAAATACTTTGATATATTCATTAATATATTTAATGTTTATTTTCCATCTTAATAATAATCGGTCCATGCGATGTCATTACTTTTCGATGTTGTTCTCCGTTTGAATGAACCACATCATGACATTTTTCACAAATAGATATTAAATTTGCTACATGATTTTTGTGAAAGTGTCCTATGAAGTTAAGTTGGTCGGCATTTTTTTGATGTTGAAGGTGGTGTATTTCTGTACCCATTTCACGATTACACATTTCACATATGTTTCTTATTTTTTTGGCGTTATATTTGCTTGGTTTTGTAGAAAGAATACTTTGTTCACTGTTTCGATACTTCAATCTTATTTCATTTGCATACTTTAAAAAGTCTTCCGGTAAGTGAAGAGACCTACATACCTCCAGACCATACATGCTAAATCCTGGACCGTCTTTTAATTTTCTATCATATACTAAAATATCCTTTTCTTTATTGTACGTAACTTCTAAATGTTTCATCGATAATCTGTCCATTTCTTCGATTTCTTCGTATTTATTAATCTCATGCATGTGTGTAGCAAATATGAATGAGCATTTTGCATCATGTAACTTTTTCAGACCAGCTACAAAAATACTTATCGCCGAATCCATTTCTGTTCCCGAACATAATTCGTCTCCTAAAATAAGTCCAACGTTATTTGCCGATTTTAAAATAACGCGCAATTCGGACATTTCAACCATAAATGTCGAAAGCCCCTTAAATAAATTATCATTCCCTAAAATTCTTGTAAAAATGCTTTTATACGGTATATACTCAAACGACGAACACGGGACATACAATCCAGCTTGAGCCATTATAACAGCTATTCCAAGCGCTCTTATTAAACTTGTCTTCCCCACTGCATTCGTACCATATAGTAGTATTCCGTTTTGTTCCGTATTGTTACCCAACTCAATATCATTCGCAACATATAGTTCGTTTGTATTGAGATGTTCAATAAGACAGTGGCGCAAGTCGCGAGCTTTTATAAACGAATCGCACTTATTGGTTTGTGTTTGTTTTTTTGTAACAGGTTTACAGTATTTATTTTTTATTGCAATATATGCTTGGTTTTGCAATACGTCCACCATAGTTACCATGTCAACTATAATTTGAATATCTGTTTCGAAAATATTTTGTATATTTTTAACCAGTCCCATAAAAATCTTTTCTATTTCTACTTTCATTTTTTGTTTAGACTTTATAATTGTGTTGCATATCTTATCGACTTGAGCAGAGTGAATAGAAGCATTACTTCCAGAAGCAACCGGATATGTTATTCCCGATAATTCAACCACTAAAATGCTTTTTGTTTTTTTATATGTTTCGTATTCTATTTGCACATCTGTTTTTAGGGTGTTGCCGCTCGACTTTACTTGTTTTTTTATTTGTTCTTCGAGTAATTTTGCTCGGCGTTTTGTAGTTTGTAAACTATATCCCATTTTTTCCGTGTCGTGTATTTTAACATATTCATACTTTTTTTCAGTTTTTGACGTTTTTTCGCATGTCGATATTAGATCACAAAAATAATTCTGAATAGTTTGTAACTCTATATACGAATTTTCATAATCATACACAATACCGTCTAATGTTTCACTAAACGAAGGACGAATGAAATTTTCCTCGTAGTTAAGATTATCAATATTAAAACATTTTTCTAACACAAGATGTTGCTCGATATATGACTGTAGGTTTTTACATAGTTCGCATATATCCGGTATGAATTTTCCTTTTAAGTCATAGCTTTCCTTTTTACTTTCAAGTTCAGAAAGCACATATGTCATTATCGTGTTATCGCTTTTCATTTTTTCATACATAGAAGAGATAGTACTTAGATTATTATATAAATGGAATAAGTTTCTAGGTGTAACTTTGTTGTGTATAATTTGTCTATGCAACTTTTCAATGTCTTTTAGTTCACTCATGTTACTTCTCCACTCCGTAATAATATTATCACCTCTTTTGTTTATAATATAGTCTGTAATATCATACTCTTTATTTAATTTATCAGAGTCAAAAATAGGGTTAAGAATTTTATACTTGAATTTTCTAGAACCCATGGGTGTAATACAGTTGTTTAGAAATTTTGAAACAGATGAATATTTACCCGTGTAACTATCGTCATCGATAATATTTAATTGTTTTAAAGAATGATTGGCCAAAATAACACGGTCGCTTTTATTATCAAAAATCGGTTCACGTATTTTATTTACGAGATTCGGGTTATGTTCATATAAGAAATTTAATAAAAATATAAACGATTGTGTAGCGTATTCATACATTGACGTAAACTCGATAAATGATGTAACAATATTGTACTTATAAAATTTATTTAATATTTCATTTTGATATGTTTGTTTTTCGCATTTTTTAGCATTGCTTATTAAATAACTCGACGAGGTCGATGCCGACGCCGATACCGATGTCGCATTTGAGATATTCTTTAGTAACTGTTTGCCGCCGCTATCTTCATCTGATAATATAACTTTGTGTATATTCTTACACAAAATTCCCGTATAAGTTATAATATCATCTAATATTTTTTCGGTGAAATTAGTAATCATAATAATTTCACTAGGTTTATATGTAGAAATATATCGCTCAAGTTCGTCATATGTAGTAGGGTTATGTTTATCTTCGGTTTTATATTCAAACATAGTAACACGTCCGGTATATATATCTACGTTTGCTATTCCTACAACCGTCGACTTATTTTTCATATATGATACATTTTCAATCCATATACACATAGTGTTATTTGATATTTCTACTGCTTCAGAGTTGAAAAATGTACCAGGAGAATATATTCCCTCTACATTTCGATTGCTGGGATTATTAGGGTCTTGTGTTATTACTACTGATGTGTATCCAGCATCTTGTAGTTTTTTCAAATATTTATCTATTTTTGTGTATGTGAACCCAGCCATAACATATTGTTCTGTTTTTTGTGCAACTGATAAGTCGCATAGTTTAGATATTTCTTCTATTTTACTGCCTGTAATATAAAATGAACCATCGCTATTATTATTTTTTTCCCCGTAAATTTCATAAAAAGAACCAACCATCATTAAAACTACGGTTTTCTCTCCATACTTGTCTGAATACTCTTTTGTTAGTTTCAAATATGTTGTTATAAGAGACATTCTCTTTTGTTATATATAATAACTGGTTATGTTCCTTTAGAACAGTAGGTTTGTTAATATATAATGTATCCTAGAAGTCTTTAACTGTGTTTGATATATTATATATCGCATGAATATAATCCATTTCTATTTACTAATTTGAAATTGAATATTTTACAAAATATGAATAGTATTTTGTATCAGTATATTATAGTGTACATATTATGTCTTTTAACCGCGAAGATGTTGAAGAAATATATAATAAGATTAAAAAAATGAAACAAAAAGGTAAAAATGCAGATTATATCCCGGACCTTAAAAAAGGTAATCCAAATATATACGCAATATCGGTATGTAATATCAAGGGAGAGATAATGAATTTTGGAGATCATGCATACGAAGTAGGTATCGAGTCTGTGTCGAAAGTTTTTACATTAGCTTTAGCATTAAATATACATGGTATTAAAAAACTTATTCATCATATAGGAAAAACAAAGGAAAAAAATGAATTTAATTCTATTAAAGATGTTATAGAGTTAGAGAATCATACTATAAACTCATTCGTCAATGCTGGAGCAATGGCGACAACAAGTTTGTTATACGATGAAACAAAATCGAACGAAAATAATGAATGGGAGATAAATAAAATTATTTTAGAAAATATGCAAGATTTTGCTGGAAGAAAACTTAAAGTAAATGAGCACCTTTATTTATCGGAATACAAAACGAGCGACCATAATAAAAAACTTATAAATAAGCTTGTTTCGTTTAACCGGTTTTATGGCGATCCTGAAACTGTACTAAAGACGTATACGAAACAGTGTTCGGTAATGGTTAATAGCAAAGACATATCCATAATGGCGGCAACACTAGCCAACAATGGTGTAAATCCCCTAACACGTAAATTATTAATAAACCAAGATAAAACAGACTACATTATAGAACATATGTCCGACCATGGACTATATAATGAAACGCCTATGTGGTGGGATGAAACTTACTTTCCTGCTAAAAGTGGTGTCGGTGGTATTATTATGATTGTTATACCAGGAGTTATGGGAATTGGTATTGTTTCACCACCATTAAATAAATACGGCAACAGTTACAAAGGGGTAAAAACCGGCAAGTTATTAGCAAATATTCCTATTTATTAATACAAATAACAAATAAGAAATATTTACCATTTACCATACCATTTACCATTTGCCTTTGTCTTCCAAAAAGTTATGAAGCCCTACTCCTTTACCAATATTTTCTACTTCTCCTGTCAACATAGAGGCTTCATATATGTTGCGTATTACTCCTGATGGAGCTGTAGAACCTATTTTTATAAGATTCTTTTCGACTAGATATTTTTTTACATCGGCTAGTTGTTTGGTTTTAAGTAATCCTTGCTCTTTTTGAATATTTTTACGCGTATCATTATTTTTTATTAAAACACCAACAACGTTCCCAGGTTGTTTACCTAGTTTAAATTTTTTAGTTATTGTTTTTCGCAGATGTTTTTTTATTTTAGTTTTTCTTAAATTATGTTTTCTTTTATTCTCATCATTCTCATCATTCTCATCATTCTCATCGTTCTCACCATTCTCACCATTCTCATCCTTATCATCGTCATTATCATTGCTACTAGCATGACTTAGTTTTTTACCACCGGGAGTATTTGAATGTGTTTTTTTATTATTATGTCTATTCTGTAATTCTTTTAGCTTTGTTTGTCTATCAGAATACGTGTTAAGACCATTTGAACTATTTTCATTATCTGAAAACTTTATGTTATTTTTAATAGTTTTATTATAAGCTCGAAATGTGGGTTTTTTACCATTTTTTAAACAACCATATGGAGCATCATCAGATAATTTAACAGGAGAGAATGTCGACGAAGATGGAAGCAATGATGTTTTACTTATTTCAAAATCATCAAATGCACCCGTATGTATATCGGCATCTATCAATTCCGAATTATTATTTCCGAATTTCGCCATTTCTCTCGAATCTGTAACATCTCTAGATGTATCAACCACAAAATTTGTATATGGCTCAAGAGGCGGAAGCGAGTCCGTCGACATATATGTTGGTGAAATAGATGGCGACGAAATATTACACATTGATGGTCTAAAATTCTGCAACTCTGGCGGTAATTCCGTATAAACCAAAGAATCGGTAACCGGTTTTCCTATAGCAAGATTTATCCTAGGTACCGTATTCGGAACTACACTAGTTGTTATATTTTGCATGGGTTTATTAGGTATTTGTAGTTGTATTTTTTGAAAAATAGGAGGGGCGGGATGACGCAGTTGAGGCGAATTATGTATAACAGGGATATGCTGCATTACTTGTGCGGAGTGAGTAGGTTGTGGAATATATGTCTGTGTCTGTATAGACTGGTTAATAATATTTGAGGGATATAAAGGTTGTGTATAGGAATTTGTAACATGCGCGGTATTGTTATTGCGGTTGTTGTTGTTATTATGTATAGATTTTAAAATATCATTATTTAAACTAGTAGAAGGATTTTGGTTTTTTAATGTTTTAGTTTTATAGTTATTTTTGTCGTTTCTTTTTTGCCCAATGTAACTATCTAAAAAATCAAGAGACTTTTTAAATTCACTACTAAATAATTTTGTCTCTTTTGAAATATCTAAAGTATCTAATTTTTTATTAGTAACTAAGTCCGAAGAAGAGGCATGTTCTGCTTTTCTTTTTGCATTTATCTTATCTAGTAACATTTTTTTCAACTTATTGGGTTTAATTATTTCTTCAGATAATACACGTGTATTTTTTTTTGATTTTTTATTTTGTAAATTTGATGAATTAGAATTATCACTTCCGGATAAAAATGACTTATTTATTACTATACTTTTTTTAGTAGGGTCAGTCATAATATAATTTTAAAAATAAAATATTATTATGAATAAAACCGAATACAATACAAAATAGCAATAATACAAAATAGGAATAATACAAAATAGCAATAATACTAACAACTAATACTAATAATATTTATAAATACATATTTTGAAGAACTTTCAAATCATTATCATTAACCCGGTTTTTAACTTCTTCGTTTTTAATAAATAATTCAAACCCATTTTCTAAATCTTTCATTATTATTTTTTTTTTCATTTCATCGGGTTTACAAAAAACACGCCTACTATGCGCTATTTTTGTTTTCGTAAAAAGGGTCTCCATATCCCTACCATAGTATTTGAAATATTTCATATTTTTTTCAAACCACTCTACCTTTAACTCTTCTTCTACCAACCACCCAAAGTCACGGGCTTTTTTTACGAATATATTTCGCAGATCCTCGGCTACATAATCATCAACCTTAAATCTCCATATAAATCGTGAATTAAGACCTTCATTATAACTAAAAAAACATTCATTTAACTCCTTTTCATAACCAGCAATAATTACCATTAAACTATCCTTGTTATCGCTTAATGCCTCGCACAGAGTGTCTATGCATTCCTTTGAAAAACTGTCGCGTTTATCAGTATTACCTAGAGCATACGCTTCATCTATAAATAATACTCCCCCTAAACTGTCCTTTATAACATCCTTTGTTTTTAAAGCCGTCTGACCAAGATAGCCTGCTATTAAATCGGACCGAGTAACTTTTTTAAACTTTGAGCGAGACGATGATGATACAGAAGCTAATTTTTTTTTATCAGATAATAAAGATGGTTTATTTTTTATTATACCAAGGTTGGCGTAAATTCTTCCTATTATTTTTGCAACTTCCGTTTTACCCGTACCAGGCGAACCGTAAATAACGGTATGTAAAAAATCTCCCATTTCTATATTTCCATGCTTATTCCCATTACTTGTATCTTTATATATATGTAAATTTTGCAAGTAAAATAACAATTGGTCGACAATATTTTCCTTTAATGTTTTCATTCCTATCATATTATTAAGATCCACCAAGTCATCGTTAATTTTATGCAGAGATTTCATATCAATATTATATTCGACATTTTCTGCTAGTTTATACTCGTTGCATAAATTAATCAAGTCTCCGATACAGTTTATTTCGGCATCTATATTAACTTTATTTATCTTGTATGATATTCGATTCTTACAATTTTTACAATTTTTAATATAACAAGTATTTTTATCATCTATATCAATATTTACTACGTCTATTTTTTTATTTTCTCCACTATCTCCTTCTTCTACAACTCGATAAATACTATCCGGATTATCACGCGGCAGAGGTAATGGAATATGGTCCGCATTTTTTGCTACAAATATAGAAGCAGGGTTTGAAACTATTTTGGGTTCGGTTTTGTTTCTATCTTTATCTTCGTTCGTTTCGTCGAGAACCTTATTCTTTTCCTTTTTCTCTTGGTTAACGTAATAATTCAAAATATAATAGTCACTTTTAGTGTCAAGTATATCTATAAACTCTTTAAAACACCTCTTAAGAATTTTTTTATTATTCGCGTTATTATTCGCGTTATTATTCATGATATTTTAACGTATAAATAAGTTGCAATATTGATATTAATAGTAATAGTAGTTTATTTTTATATATTTTTTACTACTTTATATAATATTACAATAGTATATAATGCGTCGAGCTTTTTTAGTAGGTATAAATTATATAGGCACACCAAGTCAGTTATATGGTTGTATAAATGACGTAAATAACATAGGTACGTATTTGTATACCTTTAGAAAATACAACTCTTTTATTGTTATGACAGATTATTCTGCAATAAAACCAACAAGAGCAAATATACTTGCAGGTTTTGCCGCGTTGGTAAGAGGCGCCGTAGCAGGCGACGAATTATGGTTTCACTATTCCGGACACGGTTCTTTAAAACGCGATACGAATGGTGACGAAGAAAGTGGCGCCGACTCATGTATATGCCCAATAGACTTCGCGAGTTCAGGAAATATAACCGACGATATTATTCGAAATAATTTAGCCACATTGGTCCCAAAAGGCGTTCGACTATATATTGTTTTAGATGCATGTCACAGTGGAACCGGATGCGACTTAAGATATAAATATGACGACTCTAGCTATCTTACAAATAAACGGTCTCCTTTGCCTGACAACTACATACCTAATGACTGGTCTTTACAGCAAACGAATTATGAATTTAAACGTTATAGTAAAACAAACGGAGAAGTGTTTTGTATTAGCGGTTGTCAAGATACACAAACAAGCGCTGATGCTTTTATGGAAGGAAAAGCAGCCGGCGTACTTTCATTTTTATTGTTAAAATGTTTACACGATAACTCGCAGTCTACTACATATAAATGGAAACACTTATTAAAAGATATATGCTGTGGCGAAAAAGTTTACAAATTTACGCAAAGAACATCACTGACATCGGGCAATCCGTTAAATCTCGAAGATTCCGTTTTTGTATCGTCGCCAACACAATCATCAAAAATATATTCGCGCTCGATTAGCGATCTCGTGCCCATTACTCGTATCACCCCTTTACCTCGTAACTTAAATTATAATCCATTAATAAAAAAATTATATATAAGTTATAATTAGTATGTATGTTTTGTATTATAAAACACAACTAATTATATTTAGAAAAATAATATAAATATAATTATATAAATATAATATATAAGATGAATACAGTTGTAGAAGACAAACGCGTTATTTCTTTTTCATCAGAGCCTGGACCTGATGTTAAAATCGCTCCAATTGTTGTTGGAGGTGCTATCTTTTTAGGTAAGGCTATTGTTGGCGGAGTAGTAGGTTCTGCTGCTTCTTGGGGTACATCGCGCATTCTGGATAATAGATTCCCTACTAAGAAATAAATTTATTTTATATAGTTTTGTTTTTTAATTTTACAGTTTTGTATCTGCATTTTTGTATCTGCATTTTGTAGTGTGAAACTATTATATAATATTTTTATTATATAATATTTAACTCTTATCAATTTACAATTATTATACATATTATATTAAATACGCTTAAAAATAAATTGAAATAATAAATAAGCAATAATTCGATAATAAGAATTCAAACCTCAAAGAACAAATGTCGAAATCTTTTACAAAAACTGACAAAGTAAATGGAAAAGGAAAAGGCGAAAAAAAGTCTTTGGGGAACATACAGCTCAATATTAGTGACATTATTTTAACTTCTATTAATAATAACGAAAATGGCGACAATGGCGAAAATGGTGACAACAACGGTAACCATGAAAAACAAAGCGGTAAGGTTAAAAAAGGTAAACGTGAAAAAATTACATTGACGAATATAAAACCGGTTGAAGAAAAACACGACGAACCTATAATTATAGAAGAGTCTGTCGTCGACGAACTGGAAACTATATTTGACGGAAGTAAAAAAATAGACAATTCACTTACGGTTGCAATGAACCCATTAACAATTCCATATATTGAGACACCATGGTCTATTGTTGGTGCATATTTTCGAAATCAACATTTGAAGCGTCTTGTTCGGCACCAAATAGAGTCATATAATGATTTTGTAAACAATCAAATTCAGCGAACGATTGAGATGTTCAATCCAGTGTTAATAGCGTCAGAACAAGATATGTGTCGCAGAACAAAAAAGAATAAACTAGAGCTACATGTAACATTCGATAAATTTAACTTATATCGTCCGCAAATTCATGAAAATAATGGAGCTACAAAAATCATGTTTCCGTGTGATGCGCGGTCAAGAAACTTTACATACGCGTCAACTATGACTATAGATATAAACATTCGTTACGTAGTGAGGACAGGAGAAAACTTAGAAAATGCGCAAACATTTTACAAGTCTATTCCAAAAGTACACATTGGAAAATTGCCTATTATGTTAAAATCATCTATATGTGTACTGAATCAATATACTCATATTAATAATAATGTATCTGGAGAATGCAAACATGACGCCGGGGGTTACTTTATTATTAATGGGAGCGAAAAAACAGTTTTGGGACAAGAAAGGGCAGCTGAAAATCGAGTATACTGTTTTAATACCTCAAAAAATAATAACAAATGGACGTGGACCGCCGAAATAAAGTCAGTTCCTGATTTTAAATGCATATCGCCAAAACAAATCAATGTCATGATTGCGAATAAAAATAACGGATTCGGGTGTCCAATTTATGTGCAGATTCCTCGCATTAAGCAACCCATTGCATTGTTTGTCGTATTTCGCGCTCTTGGAATAATGTCAGACAAAGATATTTGCAAGCATATTGTATTAGATATCGAAGATGAAAGCGCAAAATCAATTTTGAATTCTCTACAGGCGTCAATTATCGACGCAAATACAGTTATGACACAAGAAGATGCGCTCAAAATCATCACTTCAAATGTTATGTACACCCCAATGAATATGGACAAAGAAGCGGGTGCTGCAAAAAAAAGAACATTTACTCAAGATGTTCTAGGTAATGACTTGTTCCCACATTGTCACAACTCAATCCAAAAAATATACTTTCTGGGATATATGGTTAATCGCATTTTAAAGTGTAGTCTAGATATGGCCAAACAGGACGACCGCGACTCTTACGTAAATAAGCGTGTCGATTTGACTGGCGCTCTTCTAAATAATTTATATCGAAACTATTTCAACAAACTCGTTAAAGATATGACGAAGCAGGTGATCAAAGAAATCAACACAGGATCGTGGCGCTCCACCGATGACCACATGAATATCGTGAATAAAACAAATATTTACAAAATTATTAAGTCGACTACTATTGAAAATGGGATAAAGCGTGCATTATCGACAGGAGATTTCGGTATTAAAAACGTAAATAGTAACAAGGTAGGTGTTGCACAAGTATTGAATCGTCTTACATATGTATCGAGTCTTAGTCATCTTCGTCGAATCAATACACCGGTGGACAAAAGCGGCAAACTTATTGCTCCTCGCAAACTTCACAATACGACGTGGGGGTTTTTGTGTGTTGCCGAAACACCAGAAGGTGGAAGCGTTGGTGTCGTAAAAAATATTAGTTATATGACACATTTGACTATCCCTAGTAATTCGGAGTCATTGCACCAACACGTAGAGCCGTTTATTTCGCGTATGGATAATTTAAGCCCTAAAGATATGTTTGTTAATATTAAAGTATTTGTAAACGGAGCATGGCTTGGTAATACCGCAACGCCAATTGAGTTGTACAATGCATTCAAGGACAAAAAATCGAAGGGAATCATTAATATTTATACATCTATTATATTTGACATTAAAAACAAGGAAATTCGAATTTGCAATGATGCGGGGCGTCTAACGCGTCCGGTGTTGCGCGTAAAAAATAATAAAGTTTTCATAACAAATAAAATTATTAAAGAGCTCAATGCCGAAAATCTTACATGGGACGACCTTCTAACCGACACAAAAATCGACGAAGCTATTATAGAATATATTGATCCAGAAGAACAAAACTTTAGCATGATTGCTATGAAACCCGCCGATTTAGTGAAGAAAGAAAATACCAACTTCATCTACAAGTTTACTCATTGCGAGATTCACCCAAGTACGATTTTCGGAATTCTCGCTTCTTGTATTCCATTTCCAGAGCATAATCAGTCACCTAGAAACACGTATCAATGTTTAGATTTAAATGAGACGGTTTTAATGGCTGACGGAAAAAGAATTAAAATTAAAGACGTAAAAGTTGGAGAAAATGTAGTCACATATAATCCAAGTACATTTGAATTGGAAAATACTAAAGTTGTAAATCACTTTATTAGACAAAATGATAATCCTGTCTATAAAATCGTAACATTAAGTGGTAGAGAAATTATTGCTACCGAAGACCATAAGTTTTCGACAAATAATGGTTGGAAAACAGTTAAAGAACTGATTTACGATAATACAAATAAAATTGGTATAATAATAAGCAGTCATAATAGCACCGAAGAATATAAGTATACCAATAATGATGGTGCTATTAACTGTCTTTTGAATGAAGAATTGTTTATACAGGTTATGAAAAACTTAAATATAGACGAAACGCAAAATAGAAAAGTAAATAAAATAGAATCATATGTTTGCAATCTAAAAGAAATGGGACTTATTCCATTATATGAAAATAATCCCAAGTTAGAAATTGTAGCAAGGATAATGGGTTTCTTATACGCAGACGGCTCAATAAATATTTATAATAAAAATAGAAAAACAAAATATAACTATAAAGAATTTCAGTGTACATTTGACTTCGGTACCATCAATGATGCAAAAGAAATGATGAATGACTTATCAATACTAGGATTTAAGTCTGTTAAAATATTGGAAGGAACAAGATCCTTTAAGTGTACAAATTCTGATAGAGTTCAAACGCATCATACATTTACAATGATATTTAATGGATGCTTGCCTGCTTTCTTGATAAGTCTTGGTATGAGTTATGGTAAAAAAACAGAAACAAAAAGAAATAAAATACAAGATTGGATAATGAATAATAATATATACTCATGTCAGTTTATGAAAGGGTTTCAAGGCGGAGACGGGTGTAAAATTAGATGTGATAAAATTATAGATAAAAGAAATAGTAAGGAAGGTTATAATATTAAAATTCAAGAAACATCTCAACAAATATGCAATAGTGAAAAAGATTCTCTCATGTATTTTATGAGACAGTGTATTCAAATATTAAATAATCTTAATATAAAATGTACATCTTCTGATGTAAAGGAAATAATTATAAATGAAAATCGCATAAAATATTCCTTGACTATATCGAGTAAAATAGAAAATTTAATAACATATTATGAAAAAATAGGTTATGCTTACTGTGAAACAAAGAATAAGACATCATTCATGAATGTAGAGTATCTAAAATATAAATTGATTAACAGTAAAATTAATAAGAAGAATGTAATGAATATAGAAATGTGGAATAAACTAGTAGAACATACAAATAACTGTATATTTGTTCCTATAAAAAGTATTACGAAAGAATCAGATAGGTTAATTTCAGATATTGAAGTAGAAAGCGAAAATCATTCATTTGTTGCCGGAAATAATTTCGCAAGTTCAAACTGCGCAATGGGTAAGCAAGCTATGGGGATGTATGTTACAAACTACCAGAGTAGGATGGACAAAACGGCGTATGTTCTGACTTACCCAAGTCGTCCACTTGTTGATACACGTGTTATGGGTATGATTAAACTGGATCAAATCCCTTCTGGCTCGGCCGTGATTGTCGCAATTATGACATACTCTGGTTACAATCAGGAAGATAGTATTCTCGTGAATAAGGGTTCAATCGATCGTGGTTTATTTAATGCGACTATTTACCACACCGAGAAAGACGAGGACAAGAAAATCAACGGTGATGAGGAAATTCGTTGCAAGCCCGACCCATCGAAAACAAAGGGTATGAAATTCGGAAATTACGACAAGGTAAACAACAAGGGTCTCGTACCAGAAAATACATTTATCGAAAATCGTGACATCATTATCGCCAAAGTGGTTCCAATCAAGGAAAATCGCAACGACCACACGAAGCTCATCAAGTACGAAGACCACAGCAAGATTCATCGCACTACAGAGGAATCATACATCGACAAGAATTTCATCGACCGCAATGGCGACGGATACTGTATCGCAAAAGTCCGCATTCGCACATCGCGCAAACCTGTCATCGGTGATAAACTTTCCTCCCGTCACGGGCAAAAAGGTACTGTAGGTAATATTATTCCCGAAGGTGATATGCCCTTCACCGTAAACGGTATGCGTCCCGACATTATTATCAACCCACATGCGATTCCATCTCGTATGACTATCGGACAACTCAAAGAAACGCTACTCGGAAAAGTACTCGTACAACTTGGTCTCTTCGGTGACGGCACATCATTCGGTGAGCTCGCCGTCGACGATATTCGAAATGAGTTGTTAAAGGTCGGTTATGAAGCACAGGGTAATGAGCTACTATATAACGGCATGACTGGGGAACAGATCGAGTCGAATATTTTCATAGGACCCGCCTTCTATCAGCGTCTCAAACATATGGTAAATGATAAGCAACATAGTCGGTCAATTGGACCGATGGTAAATCTTACACGACAACCAGCTGAAGGCCGTTCGCGAGATGGAGGGTTACGATTTGGCGAAATGGAAAGAGATTGTGCCGACGAAGACACACCAATTACGCTGTCAAATGGATTAAGTGTAAAAATAAAATCACTCGATGAAAATAATGGATGTGTAAATATTATGGGCTGGAGCAAAGAAAAAAATGGAATGGTTCCCTCTAGACAAGTAGCGTTTATGGACAAAGGAACACGTGAATGCGTTGAACTAACATATGAAGATGGTAGAAAAATTACATTCACGGAAGACCATCCCGTTTTGACATCTGATAATACGTGGGTTAAAATTAAAGATATTGAATTGAATTCTACTAAGATTAAGACAAGTATAACCTGCCCTCTAGTTGATATTAATGAAGAAATTAGAGAATGCACTGGATGGACACTTCAATTTGGGACAAGGATACTTGAAACAAATACTCGCGAAGAATTTATGAAAACACTTGCATTTGCTCGTATTATTGGATATTTAATTACAGACGGACATGTTAATTCAAAAACTAAAAAAGCAAGCTTATTTCTAGGACACATGCTAGATGTTGAATCTATTATGAAAGATATTGAACTATTTTGTGAAAGCAAACAAAAAAAGTTCATATCTAAAAATTTATATGAAATAAGAATTCCAGCAGAATTTAAGAATGATATTATTCAACTTCCAGGATTAATAAGCGGCAAAAAAGTAAATCAACCTGGAACTCTTCCCGACTTCATATTGGATGAAAAATGCCCTCGCCCTATTGTGCGCGAATTTCTGGCTGGAATGTTCGGTGGCGATGGACACACGTGTGTTCTTGGAATGCATAGAGGAAAACGCGACATCCTTTCATCAGTTTCATTTTCGCAAACAAAAACATACGAACATCGTGCATCATTACAAAAAATGTTTGAAGATATTCAGAAACTATTAGCTAAATGCGGTATTCATAATACAACCATTCAAAAACCAAAGGAGACGTCATTTTCAAAGAAAAAATTCGAAGCAAAAGATAAAGCGGACAATTCAGATCGCAGTTTTCAGTTAACGCTACATCTTCCTATTGAACAATTAATACCATTCTCTGAAAAAGTCGGGTTTCGATATTGCTGTCATAAGTCACAACGTTTAGAGGCAGGAGTATCCTATCGCCGTCTTCGTGAAGAAGTGACACGTCAACACAACTGGATGGTAAATCGTGTCAATGAACTTACGAGATTCAAGGAAATTAAAGCACAAAATCCTGAAAAAATTGTACCAACTAAAAAGGCTATTGCTCAAGCCGTGGATGAACTGAAAAAAACTGAAGGCCTTCTACATGAATATGCAATCCCAAGTACACATGATATTACTGACCACCTCATTAAAGGAACCGAGTTCGGAAAATTCACAGCAAAAGGATTCCCTACAGCAGAAGAATTTCTCGAAAAAATTGGTGCACTAGATTGGTTCAAGAATGAAAGCTTGATGAAGTGTCTTCCAAGCGTGGACGATGACGTTATGGATTATTCAGAACATGATGCCGATAGCGACTGCGATCTTGACGCGGGAAATTACGGTGTAACGCGCGATTGTGGCTCCATCCCAACAATGAATCTAACAGTTGTCTCGAGAATTCCGGTTGGTCCCAAAAAAGTATATGACATTAGCGTAGAAGATACGCACTCGTTTCTGGCGAATGGAATCGTAGCTCATAATTGCATGGTGTCGCACGGTGCGGCAAGATTTACACGCGGACGCTTATATGACGCATCAGATAAATATCAAGTTCATGTGTGCCGTGACTGTGGTATGATTGCCGCATATAATGATAAAGCGGGAATTCACTGTTGTCGAACATGCGATAATAGGACAGACTTTGCATATGTAGAAATACCGTACGCTTGCAAACTACTATTTCAGGAATTACAAACTATGAATATTGCTCCAAGAATTATGACGTAAGGTAGGTATGAATGTAATGCGAATATAATGTAGCTATAGTTATACATAATACTATTTAGTAGATAATTTATTATATTTTTATTTGTTTTTATTTAAAACTAAAACAAAATAAAACATGTTTTAAAGATGTGTAAAGATGTTTAAATATGTTTAACAACAACAAGTTTAGATAAAATGAAATATATTTATAATATTTTTATAATATATTTTATAATATATATTATATATAATACATAATAAATAATGTCAAACTTAGGAGGTGGTTTTCAAGGTATTGCACCAAAAATGATCGGAGGTGGTTCAGGCAAACATGGTAACGGTGGAATGATCGGTAGCAGTGAACGAGCCCAAGATAGATTTTCATTAGTTCAAGCCTGGAACGGTGCCGCTGCAACCGGTGTAATAAATGGTTACCAGCGTAAAATAGGACCTTTTAGGGCTGTAAATAATGCAGGCGATTTTCTTTCTCGTCAAAACTATACATCAGGTGGTTCAAATCAGGTAAATAATGTACGCGGTGGAATACGTGGTTATAAAGTGCTTGGTGGTGCTATTCAGCCAAATATCGACAACACTGATATTCCCTCATCTAGTTGCAATCCTCGTTACGTTTATGATGGGTCTGATTATATCAAATTTAAAAAATTACAAGCCGTGAATAGAAATTATAACGACAGTTCCTTTGGTGGTGATGACTTCTCGGCTGCTCAATCCGCCTGGAGAAGAGTTCATAGATTTTAAATAAATGTTGTACTTATATGTTTAGTATATCAATCGTATATATAATAATAATATTATAAATATTATATATATATTATCATGACATCTGTTCCTATTAGAACACTTCAATACTATTTTAATGGCCCACCATCACCAACCGTTCTTATAAAACAGCGCGGCAATAATGGTATCCAAACATGTGTCGCCCCTGCACCCAATCAACAATATCCAACTGACCAAACCGGTAATATAGCAAATGCACGTGCTTCATTCGTTAATGCTCAAAATATCGCACCTTCTACCAGTAAGATAGCATCGCCTAATAATTATACTACAAGCATGTTTCATAGCCACTATCAGCGCCGCGTTTTAGCAGGTAAACCAATTCCTGTTCCCATATGTGGTGACCAGTATATCAATATGCTAAAATATAATGCAATTGGTAGGTCTGCATATAAGGTGGGTCTTCCTGTAGATGCCGCATATCAAACCAAAAATAATGACAACACAATTCGAAACACTCGCAGACAAAGGTGCCGCAGTGGAGGGTGCGTAGCGCCAAAAAAGAAGGGGGCGATTGAAAATCCTTTTCAGTCGGGTGGTTCGTCTATTGTATCATCTTTAGGAAATCGACAAATTTATTCGTAGTTTTAGAAACTCTTTAGAAACGTTTAGAAACTCTTTAGAAACGTTTAGAAACTCTTTAGAAACGTTTAGAAACTCTTTAGAAACTCTTTAGAAACATTTAAGAAATAATTACGAGTTTTAGTATGATTTTTTGATTTGAAATTATATTTTTTTATTTTAAAAATATATAGTAAGTATCGAAAGAACGAGATGTTTAACAAGTATTTAGTAGAATTTTTCGGAACGATGTTCTTTTTATATATAATTATAGCAACGGGAAATGCATTCGCTATCGGCGCTGCTCTTGCGTTAGTTATTTATTTAGGCGGAAAAATATCAGGAGGCGATTTTAACCCCGCGGTTACTGTAATGATGGTTATTGCTGGAAAACAACCAAAAGAAGAATTAATTGGATATATTTTAGCACAAATTTTAGGAGGTTTGGCTGCTTTAGAATTATATAAAAGATTTAATTTGTAAATTCTATTTTATAAAAATAGAATAAAATAAAATAAAACTTTAGTAATAATAAGTTATTATTATTTATTATTATTTATTATTACTTATTAATTAATTAACTACTTTAATTACACATTTTAAAATAATTTATTTCTTTGTGTAATATATAAAAATAAAATGTCAGCAGAAGTCGGACAAGCACAAATGCAGCAGCAATCGCAAGAGGGCGGACGTCGTAGACGCAGAACCGGTAGAAAGGGCAGAAAGGGTACTCGTCGCGGTCGTCGCGCATCCATGAGCCAGGGCCAGTCCCAGGGCCAGTCCCAGGGTCAGGGTCAGCAGGGTGGTCGTCGCAGACGCGCTCGCAGCTCTCGCCGCAAAACCCACCGCAGACGTGGTGGACGCAGGTAAATAATTCATAACTTTAGTGTTGCATTTAATGTAATATTAAATTTATTTTAAAACAAAATTATATATTAATATCTTCGTTTAATATATAATTATTTATTATTATCATGTCAAGACGTAAAACTAGAGTTACTCATATGAGCAGACGTAAAGCAAGATCTGGAACTAGAAAACGAAAGGGAGGGTTTTCATTTAACCCGTTTAACTGGTTCGCAAAAAAAATCGACGACCCCAATGCTGTGGCTCCTGCTGCGGCTCCTGCTGCGGCTCCCGCTGCGGCTCCTGCTGTTCCTGCTGCTGTTCCTTCTGATCCTGCTAAAAAGTCTAGATTTTTTGGATGGTTTGGTGGTGGAAAAACTCGCCATCGTCGTCGTCGCCACCGTAAGTAAACAAAAGTATAACCAATACTATCACAATTTAAATTTATTATTAGTAATAAATAAATTTAAATATTTCACCATCTCAGTCACGTTTTTTATACATATTCGCCATTAATTTTAGAGCGATATAAAACGACAATGCACCCAAAGAATAAAATAATATTTTAAGGAATACATCATCGGGCATCATTAACTTCATGCTTTTATTGTCAAAATCACCAGCATCGTCGTCGAGATTATAATAATTTTTATATAACTCTGCGTTTTTTTCGTCATCTTCAGACACTGTAAAACTATCACGTTTTTTGTCACATATATATTCATTTATAGGATTTACTTTAGTAATAAAATTACAAGGAGATATGCCGTCAATATCACTTATTGTAACATATTGTGTGTCACTACTTTCGTTATTATTTATATCTATGGTCTTAAGCTTAACAGGTAAACATTTAGGTATACCCGTCTGGGTAAATGCAGAAAAAAAATCAATTCTACCTATCGACGTTACATTTTCAATTACGCCAGGAACAAGACCTCTAAAATCGGAAAATTTGTCACCAGTATCTTTTAGAACACCGGCACCCGAAGGAATGTTATCAAAATATAAACTTCTTTTAACCTTTTCATTTGTGCTTTCGACAATACAGTCTTCTGTTGTTGATAAAAAATATTTATTACCTAAAGGTTTACCTGTTTTCGAGGCGTTTGATTTTCCCTCAATTAATAGTTGAACATAACTAAAAATACCCGCAACACCATCTTCTACATTAGACAAACTGCTTCCTACTACTATTCCCATATCCGATGGTGTCTTAATATATTTAGAATAATCATAACTATTATCAACTTCTTTTTCTGTAGACATCTCTATATCTATTATTAATGTATATAATTATTTATTATATATATAAAATATTATATATGTAAAATATTAACTATTATATTACGTTACTTATTTCGGAACTAGAAAATGGCGGAACGCGATCTTGCTTTGAAACTGATTTATTTTTTTTATTGCCCTCCGAAAATGAATTTATTTTGTCATCTGACTCTTTTTTTAATTCAACATTAACTTCAGCTTTCGTGCTTTTCATTTTTTCTATTACTTTATTTAATTTTGGTTCTACCTTATTGGTAATATCGTTTTCCATTATTTTTAACTTTTGTTTCATTTGTTTTATTTCAATACTTTCATTCGTATTTTTCGCTCCACCCATTGTAACACCTTCTATAATGGACGCCCTCTTATATATTTGCCCTAAACCATAATATAGTATAATAGAACCAAAAACTACTATAAAAAAAAGCAATATTTCATTTTTATATTTTAATTTTGTTAACTTCATTTGAAATATACTTGTATTATACTTGTATTATATTTGTATTATATTTGTATTATATTTGTATTATATTTGTATTATAATACAGATATTTTAAATTAATTATTATATAATTCTACTTTTTAAAATCTACTAAAATTTTTTCTGCGTCAGCTATTTTTTCTTGTATCTTATTTACTTTATCCTCTAATTTTTTAAATCTTTCTTTTATATCCAACTCGCTAGTATCTTGTTCTAGTCCTTCAATTAACCTATTGCACTTAGCCTTTACATAAATAGAATTTAATAACATAAAACTAAAAAGCGCTATAAATATTATTATAAGTATATTTTTCATTTATTTGCAATTGATAATATATATATATATATAATAATACAGTTTTTATTTTTATAATTATAATATTATATTCTATTATAAATATAAATAATAAATGTTAAATACTAATCCTAAATCAAACCTTCCTCTTAATTTTAGGGCATCAAACTCATTGGTTACTACAAAAGTTCCGCATTACGCTACTAAAGATGGAAGCTCTATTAGTATTGTCCCCAGCTTAAGTCGCCCTTTAGCTAATGGCGTAGACCCAAATGTCGCCGAACTAAATAAATTAAATGGTCCCGTTCGCGGGCCTCACCCCATAAAACACTGGCGTCGTCAGTTGCGACCATCTACATTCGGGGGATTAACCGGTTCTAGTAGTCGCCGTGCTACTATTAATCTTGCTACAACACCGGGTGGCGAAATATATCGCGCAAGTAGCAACGACTGTTCATGTGCCGACCTGACAAATGGCGGAAATGCTTATACAATTTCCGAAAAATTCACAAAACAGGGGGAAAATAGTCTCGGACCACAAGCACTCAACGGCGGAATAAAAGTTGAAAACAACGGTTATGTTCAAGTAGGTAGCACCTCCGCCACCCCAGGAACCGACCAAAATTATCAGATTTTGACTGGTTTATACAATACCAAATGTATTTCGTGTACCCCTCAAGCAAATGTTATAAAACCCGCAACAACCCTTTTAAGCAAGGCGTATTATACGACACATGAAGCATATATGAAATCGCGCACAAATACGTACGAGCAAAAATTACTGACCGTTCCTATTCAGGGACAGAATGCCGATTATTATTCGGCTGACGGACAACTTAAATGGCCATCTGATTCGCCATCCGGTTCGCAAGTATATGCAACGACCGAACAATACAATCCTCAAAGCACACGAACCTGTAATGGTCGCAAATCAGGAACCGCTATATTCAAACCAAATAACCGACAGTACTCTTGTCAAGGCGCCGTTGATAGTAGCACGCGTTTAGACCGTCTTAAACAAACGACTGTTAATAAAAATGCCGCATCATTAAAAGCGGCGTTTGGCGCTGAAGGAGCGAGTGCATGCGCTTATCGCGGTATATCGGATACGCCATATTTTCTTAAGAGTAAGTATCAACCGCCGATATGCACCCAGAAAAATTTAGGCGCTATTTATAGACAAAATCGCACCGTTTGCTTCCCCTCAATGTCTTCTGATTTAGAAAAACATTACAATACCGGGTTGACTTATTATTGATATAGGATTTTCAATAACACTAAACTCATTTTATATCTGTATAGTATATAGTATATAATATGAAATCTCGACATTTAACAAAAAAATATAAAAATAAAAGTAGGAGTAGGAAAACTAGGAAAAGTAGAAAAAATAGGAAAAGTAGGAGAAGGGTATTAAAGGGTGGGGTGCGATTTAGTGGTAAACCTAGTAGTGCTAGTAGTGCTAGTAGTGCTAGTAGTGCTAGTAGTGGAGTAACTGTGAATAGTAGTAGAGCTAGTTATAGTTCTAGTAGTGGGATTTCAAAACATTCAATTCCAAGTAAATGTTGTGAACAAATATTAAGTAGTATAAATAATTTCCCAATGGAGTTTGATACATTTTATCAAGGTCTGCTTATTGTTCCCGATGAAAAATTACGGAATGTAATAGAAAAGTTTAAACTAGAATATTCTAACGCAATAACTATTCAACCCCAAGGAGCATATTTAAATATAAATGGATTAAAATTAATAAATTACTTAAGATCTAAATATGTCAAAGAAACATCACCTGAAACAAAAAAAAAAATAGTTCGTATTATTAGTTTACTTGACCAATATGGTCTAGCACCAGGGGTAAGAATTTCCGATTTGGAAGTAATTAAAAAACAACTCGACCCACGTTATTTTGAATGCTATCAAAAATTATATAAAGATATTTATAATAAGTTATTTACATGTAAAAACGAAGACTGTTATCCCGTTTCAACATCTGCTATTAGTCTTTATTGTAAACCTAAAAATCTCTTAACAAAAATAGATGAAGAATAATAATATAACAATAAAATACAATTAACGCAATATATATTTATATATAATACATATATACATATATATATATACATATATACATGGCTCCACCGCCACAAAACGATGATATCACCCGAATAAATACCCCACTCAATTTTAGACATTCAAATACGCTTATTACCACAAAAGTGCCCCAATATCCCCCAAAGCTCACAACAGGAATGAGTATTATTCCGGGGTGGAATCGCCCCAACGCAAATGGACAAAATACAAATATAGTCGACAAAGACTATAACGGTCCCGATTTTAAAGCACGACCTTTAAAACATTGGCGCAAACAGTTGCGCGTAAATGATTATAATGGTCCGGCCAACAATTCAAGAGCCGCATCTATTGCAGACCTCGATCGCCCCGGCACTACCGTATATCATTTTACACCCGACTGCACTTGTGTTGCCGAAGAAGGTGGAAACTCGTACACCATTTCAAACAATAAATTCGGCTATGAAACCAAAGACGATAACTACTCAAAAGGAGTTCTTGATGTCAAAGTACAAAATAATGGTTACATTACAGTACCATATGACGCAACCGAAGAGGAAGTAAATGATCCAGCAAACCCAGCCTATAAAGTATTAACAGGCATCTATAATACGAATTGTATAAATTGTTCCCCTCAAGGAAATTTAATTAAGAGCGGAATTGCTTTACAAAGTCAAGCGTTTTACTCGTCTAGTAACGACAAATTGGAATCCAGATGTCAAACATATGAACAAAATATATCAACAAATAAAGCAACCGGGTGTAACTATTTCGACGCACAAGGAATACCACTTTGGCCAAATGATACACCAAATGGTCCACAGGTTGTTGCACCGGTTAATTATGGAAGCATCATATATAAAGGTAATTTTTTTAATTTGTATGAATATGGTTATAATGGTATCAGTGTTGGTCCGGCATATGAAGTAAATTCTGCCCACTTTACACCAAAAATAAAATGTAATCCAAACTATGCAGTAGCTGGTTTTTATGTAAATATATCACCAACGACATTATTAGAAGCAACAATATATGATTCGACTAATTTAGTTATTTGTAAAAGTACAAATACACAATATTCATATTTAAATGCAAATCCTTCGACGCCTCCATCTTTTAGTGTAGCAGCTCGAATATTTTACTTCCCCAAAAACATATTTCTCGAACCATCAAAAACTTACTATGTTAATTTTAAAACTATAAATAGTGTTATATTCGACTGGTTGGTTTATAATGATAGTAGTGGTAATACTTTATCAGGCGTACTCGTAGCAGAACCAATATACTGTCCTTCACAAACAATCTACAAGCCTAATAACATCGCATTTGGAAGACAAGGTGCTGTTTCTGGGTCGACTCGTCTTAAAAAATTAGTATCTGATACAATGACGATGAATGGTTGTTCATTTTATAGCGCAAAGGGAGCCCAAGAAGCGAATCTTGGAAAATATCAAGGAACGAATCTTTCAAGTAACTATTATCTAAAAACTAGTCCCGTTATTGATAGTTGCCGCGGAACGCCCCCTGAACCACCAATAATACGCGTTATTGACCAAGATGCAGATAGTATTACATTTTCTTGGAAAGAACTTGGAAATTCTATTTGCGGTGTTGACTATTATACGGTAACCTATTATGCAGTAAATATCATAGAAAGAATAAGAGATGGGACTAAAATGCAAGACCTTTTAAATAATACTGAAGATGTCGTAGATATACAAGACTTTTTTGATATTAGTAGTAGTAATAATAATAATAATAATAATAATAATAATGAAATTATTCCTTATAATAGTCAACATATGTTTACTAAAAATGGTGTTGTGAATAACAGCACGATATATACAGATAACGAAAATAATATTAGGTTCAACGTTATATCCGAAATAAAAACTACAAATGTAGAATATACACCCGATATATTAACCGCGGAAAACATAGCTAAGATCTCTTCGTTAACACACGATACATATTATTTAATGAACATTACCTCTACAAATGGTAATGGAACAAGTATTAGAAGTAATACCGTTTTATCAACTACACTAAGAGATTCAGAAATAAAAATAGATATAAGCCCATTATCGGCATTATCGACAGATTATACATATAGTTATAATATAAATTCCCCGATTGTTTTAACAGTTACGCTCACAAGTTTACATAATACTACACCTATTAGTTTAGAAATCACGAATGCATCAAAAAAGAATGTTGCGGTTGTCAGTAAGTTAGAAGGCTCTCAGGATAATATATATGAAGTATATTTGAATAATGCGGGAACTTTTAATTTACTTGCAATACAAGAAAAAGGATTGGGCGAATTTCGTATATTTGGAGCATCTGAAGAAATATCACCTTTGGTTACGATTAGTAAGGATAATCCTGTATTCGATAGTTCATGGAAACCATTTAAAGGTACGTTGTATATTGGAGAAATAATTGAGTTGATCCCTATAAAATTTTTAGTTCCTGAAACAGTGCCTAGTGATCTTACTATTACATATAAAATTATAGATCCCAGCGGTAATAGTTCTAAAGTCGTTACTTTTACAGATGACTATAATACTCGTGTAAAAGTTAACTCAAGTGGTTCTTTCAGTGTCAAAGCTATAAGCGCAGAAACCCAAAATTATAATAGTGTTCCTATTATTTCGAATAATAAATATTCTACCAGTATGAATGACCCAATAATAGAATTTCCTGAGGATAAAATTAATGATTATAATAAAGAATTCACATATTTTATTTATGACCAAGGACTAACATTTCATATTATAGAAGCTGATGTTATATATCCTAAAGACATAAATATAGATATTACATATTCAATTTTGCCGAAAAATACAGACGTAGCTACTATAGATGGATTAACAGTTACCGTATTAAATACTGGTTCTTTTACAATTCTCGCAAAAACAATTGAAACAGATGCATATAATATTAAAACCGCTTCATACGAAATTACGATTGGTAAAGCCAAACCCACACTAGTGTTCCCATGGAAGTTATTTACTGATAGAACAAATCTTGTTTTATTCTCTGGAAAAACATATGATTTTAATGATCCAATATTCACATATCCTTCACCTGGTCAATCATTTCCATCAGAAATTCCTCCTTTTAAATATACGATAGAAAATACTTCAAATCCACCAGCAGTAAACCAACTAATAGGAAAATCTTTTAAAATAGAGAATGAAGGAAGTTTTATAATTAATGCTGACACAAGTGAAAGTAGAAATTATATTAAAGCGCACGCTGAATCAAAACAAAATTCTACATTTAATAATGCGGTTGTCGATTTCCCATCTGATTTTATTACTACAATTGAATATGGTAAAGAATATATTCTTAAAGAAGCAGAGTTTTTATATCCAAAAGATACTCAAGAAATTACAGGAGAAGCATTATTGTCAGAATCTACAATAATAGTAAATATAGAACAGTATAACTATTTTATTATTGGTAGAACATTAAAAGCAAATGTTGGTACAAGTATTGACGATAGTATTGATGTAACTATAACTGATAAAAAAATAAATGTTGTTTCGGGCGGGATAAAACATGTTATTTATATTACAAATAATACACCAGAAATATTATTACCATCGAATACAACTATTACAAATATTACTCAATATATATCAAATCCGCGTGATTTTAATATAGAATATTCAATTGTTACAATTGACGAAGAAGTTGCTACAATAAATAATGATGGAACCGGTATTAAGATAAATGGGGTAGGTCAATTTAGAATTCGCGCACATACAACTCAAACAAATCAGTTATCTAAAATTATAAACTCTACAATGGATTCACCTTTGATAACTGTTAATAAAGCTACACCTACTGTAACACTAGGTGATTTATTTCAAAGTACATTGCAAGTAGGAGGAACATATGAATTTAATCATGCAATTATTGAAATTGATAATATTACTGGTATTCCACAAGAAATTCTTCCTATTACATATAAAAGTATGAATACTGATATTGTTACTATAGTTAATCCTCAACCTATACCACCAGAAAGACCATCACTTAAAGTAATAAAGAAAGGAACGTTTAAAATTAAAGCAGAAACAAGTGGAAGTATAAATTATAATATTGGTTTTGATGAATCACATGAGGAATTGTCAACAAACCCGGGTGACACTCGCATAATATTTGACCCAAGCCAAAATTTTGGTCCATTTACATATGGAACGCATCATTCATTTACTATCGATGAAGTAATATTTAAATACCCCGATACACGACCCGCCGAAATCACGGTGGATTATAAAACTACAAGGAACGATATTGTCTCAATAGCAGGTAGAACTGTTACAATAAACGGGGCAGGAAGTTTTAGAATTACTGCCACAGCAACAACCGAAACTGGTAATTATAAAAGTTGTATGATAGAGAAAGATATTATTATTTACCCCGCTAAGCCTAGTTTTGAACAATGGGATATATTTCCCCAAGGTCGCAGTATAGCGGTTGGACAAACGTTTAAATTAACTCCTCCTGTGTTCACATATCCACCAGAAAATGAAGTTCCAGAAGCACTTCGTAAATTTACATATGCATCTTCAGCAAAGGCAATTGCAGATATTTCCGAGATATCCGGATCATACTTTGTAACGGTAAAAGAAAGTGGCAATTTTAAAATAACTGCAAACATGCCAGGAAATGATGATTACCAAGAAGCTTACATAGAATCAATCAGCGAAGATATTATCGAACCAAATAAAGCGCAGATCATGTTCCTTGATGCATCTAGTGGTTTTATGACTGAAATTACATACGGTGATACGTATCAGCTGACAGAAGCTGTATTTATTAATCCTAGTCCAGTTACAGATATAAGTGGGAATGCAACGTTAATAGTAACATCGTCATCTCAAATTCATATACGGTTGGATAATATAGATCAGTATAATCTCATTCATGTTAATGCTTTTCTAACAGTACATGACGCAAGTGGTGGATTTATTACATTTAAAGTAGATTCCAAACAAATTAGTAATGGCTTTATTGTTACTGTGAGTTTAACGGACACGAATATAGATGTACCTATTGGAAATATGCTGGTAACAACAATTAGACAATACATGTCACCGCCGGCTGGTATTATAATTGACTATTCTATTGAAACCCCTATAAACCCTATACCTTCATATATACCCGTTGCAACAATATCAGGAACTAACGTTACAATAAACCGTGCTGGAAGTTTTCGATTCATGGCTGTCACAAAGCCAACAGTAGAATTTAAAAAAAGTAATATAGAATACTCTGAATTTATTATAGTTAAAAAAGCCAAACCCATAATAGCATTTGACAATATTTATAAAGATACAGGTAATTATTATGATCTTTTTATAAATGAGGATATGATTGTGGGGAAACCATATACATTTAAACCTGCAATAGTTACGATACCTTATGGTATTGCGTCTGAAATTATTACTGTTAATTATACGTGTATTGCTAGTACTGATTCATATATTACAAGCTTTGTTGCAGATTTTGTTACAATATCCGACATAACACCAAATTCCGTATCGATAGAAGTAAATAAGATTGGAAAGTTTAAAATAAGAGCCACAACCAAAGCCACAAACAATTTTGAAAGTGTTTATATCGATTCCAAAGAAGAAACAGGTGTAAAGTTAGATACACCTCTTATATCATTTCCAAATTATAATAAGGATGAATTAGGTAACTTTGTAGATACTTTTACCTACGGTTATATAAACACCAATACTTATATAAACAAGAATGGCCTTATTAATATTTATACCCCCACACCTGCTATATTCGAGTATCCTACACTAAGTGACATAGTTTTGAAGGATCTTAATCTTAATATTACGTATACAATAGACGACGCATATTCAAGTATTGCTACATTAGAAATGAAAGATACTAGTGTTGTTTCAACATTATCACCAAATGAAACTTATCTTGTAAGCGTTCCTGTGATTACAATAAAACAAGCAGATGATTTTATACTTACTGCTACAACAACAAATCCAACAAATGTATATAAAAGTGTTTCGATTTCTATGGAAGTTAAGGTATTAAAAGCTAAGCCTACATTTCAGACACCATGGAATGCAATCGATAATAACTCAGGTGCTATTCTTGCTGGAATGACTTTTAATTTAAATACTCCAATATTTACAATTCCTTCTTCTCCTCCATCTGATCTTGCTTCTTTTATTTATACATCTTCAGATTCTTCTATTGCTAAAATAAACAATACAAATGTAAATGGCGTTAAGAAATATACCGTTGATATCCTTAAAGCAGCAGAATTTAAGATAATAGCTACTACTGGTACAAATATAAACTACAAAGAAGATTATATTACTTCACCATATACAAGTCAAAAAAATAAACCTTCAATATCATTTCCTAACGATTTTGTTAACGTAATTACATACGGTGATAGTTATAACCTGAAGAAAGCATCTTTTACAAAACCTTCAGATGATGATATAAAAAAGTTTGGTCTTTATATTAGTTATTCTATGGAATCCTTAATTGCTAGTATAGATGCAAGTGGAAATAATACTATAATAAAAGGAGTTGGTACTTTTACAATTATAGCGCAGACAAATGAGACAGACGCATTTGATAGCGCAGTTATTAAACAAACTGTCACAGTTAATAAAGCTACACCGACTATAGAATTTCTGACACCCCCACTAGCCAAACCCGATATATTCCCAAATTATGATGTGTTATTTTTACACAATACATATCCATTTTTGGCTGCTGCAAAAATTACAAAGCCTACTACAGTTCCCACTAGTGAACTCGTAATTAAATATAAAAGCGGTAATGAGAATGCTACAGTAGATTCAGATACTAGACAAATTAAAATAGATAAAACTGGT